AGAGGACAAGTTATGGACCCTGACAAATGGGGCTCGTATGGTTGGAAAATGATTCATTCGGTGTCCCGCGTACCAGGGATATCTATGGAGATGTATCGTAAATGGCTCCGGTCAACCGCCGCGATACTCCCGTGTCGCAAGTGTCGCAGAAACTTCCGTCGTCATATTCGGTCTGGGAGGTGTGATTATGCGCGTTCGCCTGCGTTTCTCGGGATATGTCTACACGCGGAGGTGTCAAAGGACATCGGGAAGAAAACGGCGGCATCGGCGAAACGTTATACTGAAGAGGACCTCCCGGAACCGACTATCCAGAATATCTTCCAGCCAACTTTCTGGTTGACGGTTGCGAACAATAAGACGCTGCGGAAAACAGGCCCCCTACGTGAGTGGTTCCGTACAACCGAAGAAATCCTGAATCATGCGACTGGTGATACATATGATGACGCAGCACAGGCACTACGCGATCTACAGATGGGGTCATTTGGGCCGATTGTAGAACATTCCACCGAGTCGGTGAGGCAGCGTCATCTTGTAAGGGCAATCAGGAAAATGTTAAAAACAACGGGGATTACAGACTTACCGACTCAGGGGAGCATCTCACGAATGCGTTCAACAACTGCTCGGTCGCGACGCGTATCGAGAGCATCTACGAAACGCCGGCATACCGATGCCCGTAGTACTCGGTCGGTTACACGGAGAAGGTCTCGGGCAGCCTCTTCAAGAACTTCATCGTCGTAGTCACACTTAAGAAATACAACCGCGAACCATACTCCTGACGTAGCAGCACACTGTAGGTCATCTAGGTCACCGATATCGCGCAACGCACTCTCCAGGTAGAGTTTTTCAAGCGCTGCTTCGGGGCCATATACGGCAATATCATCGTCATAGTCCCTAGGATTGACTGGGGTTGGATTTACAATAAAGCGTCTGTTCATGTTTCTGCTAGCCTGTGATGTATATGATACATTCCAGGCATAACGAACGTAGCATCAATTCTTTACCATCAACAGATGAAGATAGACGTACGTACAGTTGGTATATTAATGATATCGGCGTTGCTGATATATACAGTAATACGTTGGTCATCAATAATACGATATACGACCCCGACCCCATTGGAGTCATTCCTGTCCTCTAGAGCGCCCCCGAACGCAAACGTGTTGATGACGGTGTACAAAGTAGACTGGTGCCCGCATTGTCAGCGTCTCAAACCGTCGGTTGATAAGTTAAGGGGCCTACTCGCGGACCGCCCAGTTCCCGGGTGTCAACTGGAGGTGGTAGACTGTGAGAAGAACCCGAAGACGTGTCGTGAGGCTGGAGTGAAGTCGTATCCAACGATCCTAGTGACCCATCCTGGTCGGCCGATAGCAGACCCCCTCCCTGGTACGGTTGACCGTCAAGACCCGGAAGCCTTGTATCGGTATCTGCGGACACTGGCGAAGCAGTAGCTGGCTGGCTGGCTGGTGGTGCCTGTGGTGTCGGTGGTACTGGTGATGCGGATGGTGGCGTTGGCGGTGTGTATGTTGGTTGTGTGGGTGGTGCTCTGGCTGGCTGGCTGGCTGACGGGGGTGGTTGACTGATTGTTACGAGATACTGTTTCACGATATCTGATCTGGATAGTTCTGTATACCCGATAAAATCCAGTGTCTCACGTACCGACACCGTGTCAGCCTGCTCCGACAGCATAGACGCTGAACTGATGGGAGTTGGAATACGGATAATCTGGTTCTTGAACCGCGGGTCTTCGCAGCATTGGGCGATACCTCTGCTTGTCAATGCGTTGAATGAGGCACGGAGGATGTACAATAGGTCTGGGCGTGTGGAGGGAGGATCCGGTTGGACAATCGGGGCAATCGCAATCGTATAGGGCATATCTTCGGGTGGTACTTGGCTAATCAGGAGGGCATCCCAAACACCACCATCAACGAGTACCATATCCCGAATGCGTACTGGTACAAATAGTCCCGGAATCGCAGAGGTTGCACATAGGGCATCTTCCACCCGGACATCTGGTGTTTCTTGTGTCCCAAGGATGACCTGTGACCCCGACCGTATATCAAGAGCATTTACGGCAAAGCGTACGGGGTATCGCTGATACAGTTCACCGAGAGTAAGCGTGCTCCGTCCAACGACACGCCGAAGAACTGACCGAATCAGTCTGCGAAGGCCTGTTCCGGAGTCAATCCCACCGGTGTCTGGCATCGTGAGTACTCCATTTGCTCGTATCCGGAAGAAGGCAGAAATGGGAATAGACATCAGGAGTTGCCGTATGGCCCCGTGTGTCATCCCGATGACAACCAGTAGTCCAACCAGTCCACCGACACTGGTTCCATACACAGTCTCAAAATCACTAAGTTGGATTCCTTGCTCTTCAAGAGCACGAAATGCTCCTGCATAGGTGACCCCAAGGACACCGCCCCCGGTAAGAACAAGTGTGTTTCGTGGCATTATCTATCGTGGATGTTGAGATGCGTTACGTATCCTGAACGAAAGAATATACAGAATGATTAGAGAATGTCAACCACTACATACCATCTTGTTGTTGTAAAGTCGGTACGTGATGGCGCTGATGCTGACCCGGTTCACACTGCCAAGAAAGTGAAACTCGCCGCGGGTGAACTCGTGAAGTTTACTGACAAGAACGAGGATGACTTGATTGCTGCGTTCCGGGAGGTCGTGGATGGTACCCCTGCCCCTGCTGAGGAGCCTGCTGCCGCTGCTGAGGAGGGTGCCGCTGCTGAGGAGCCTGCTGCCGCTGCTGAGGAGGGTGCCGCTGCTGAGGGCCCTGAGGAAGAGGAGGAGTTTTAAATAAGTATAAGATTCAACAAGTAGATATAGATGGACAATATTTCCTACGACGTATATTACGCAGTACGAGATACCAATGGGGCATTTACCCTATATGATACTCCAAATGCGAGTATTGATAACGGTCTCCGCCTCGAGGACGAGGAGTCTTCAACGGTAAGATCTATTCAACTATCACCATTCAATCTTGGAGTAAACCAACTTGTACATCTCCTCGTATCACATCCTGGAGAAATGAATGAGATTGATTCAAAATCGTTACCTCTTAAACATATTGGGTACGAAGGACGCGACGAGTGTCCAAGAGAGAAGATGATTGATAAGTTCAATCACCCACTCCTAACTCACAATACGTCATTCAGCGGGACCCAGCTACAGAGTATGGGAAGCATTGTCGAGTATGTACAGGATAATCATTCCTTCCCTCTCTCAAACTACGTGATCGTAGACACGCGCATACAGCCAGCTAGTCTAGAAAAGACAGTCGACCCGGCAGTCGTGTTTAATGTGTCTAGTGAGGAGTTTCACAAGAATATAATAGTACGCGGTACCGAACTGGAGTTGGTAGGGTATTTAGTATACGTTGCTGGCGGCCATTATACATCCAATACAAAGCGCAACGGTGTATGGTGGTCATTGACCGACCTTGGAAGCACATACGAGGATATGGTTTCAAACACACGCGATATGTCGTACAACGATGCTACGTTTTCTAAGGATGGTAAATGGAATCCAGAATCAATGTTGCCCCAGTCATATCCAGTAGTTCTCATATACAAAAATATCGGCAAGTCTTGGGGCATAAAGTTTACGGATGAGAAGCCATCGGTAACAAAAAACCCGGGTACTGCGTGTTACATCCTATCGCCGTCCATTCTGTATGCCAATATGCCGGAACTCGTTCTATCACTCCTAGGCAAACAAGAGGCACATAAGTACCTAACAATAGAAGAATCACCGCCGAGACCAAGCCCACCACCCGTAGAAGATGATGAAGAAATCATATCCGTTGCGATTCTCGCGGTTGATACACCATCGGTGGCTCCTTCCCCGTCACCACAAGGCGGTGTTGGGAGGCATATGACATCTCAAACTCGCCGTAATCGCCATACGAGGCATCGCCATACGAGGAAAAACCGTTTTGCGCATTAAATAGACGACTGAATCTGCCGTGTTTATCATAGATGGACCGCCAGATTGACATCCAAGAACTATTCCAGAAGAAAGTTGAACGCGAAGAGATGCGCATTGCCGTATACGATACGATTTTAGAAAGAGTTCATAAGCGTATCCGTCTCGTTGCTGCCCAGGACGGAGGAACAACATTTGCTACATTCGTACTACCGGAAGTAATGATTGGTCAGCCATTGTTTAAAGCAGACCAATGCCGGTCATTTGTAATAACGAGCCTAGTCAAAAACGGGTTTCGTGTTCGGTATACGCACCCAAATCTCTTGTTCATCAGTTGGGAGCATATGCGCCCGGAGTTTGAAAAGGCCGAAAAGGTGATTACGGAGGAACAAAAGGTACTAACGGACAAAGCATATGCGGAGGCAGCCGAACAAGCATTGATAGCACAGCAAGAATACGCAAGGAGAGTATCTATGCGGGAATCAAATACACGCGAAGGAAGGGAAAAGGCACGTGCGAGGGAACTCGTAAAGGCAACAGAAGACTACGTTCCGAGCGCCCAACTTCGCAATATTTACTTCCAAAACAAACGTTAGCCTTCCTAAATTGACGCATTCATATAATATACAATATGATGATACGAAAGACTCTAAGTCAACACAACTCAAGATGTCACATACCATACCCGATGCATGGCTTTGTCCAATCACCTATTCAATAATGCGTGACCCAGTGATCGCACCAGATGGACGCACGTATGAACGTGTGGCTATCTGCCAGTGGCTTCGTATTCACGGTACATCTCCGTTTACCCGCGAGGCAATGCGCGAAGAGGACCTTATTCCAAACATGGCAATCCGTGAGCTGATTGAAGAAGAAATACCTGCTCCCTCAGCGGATGATGTATCATTCGTTCCTTCTACGGCAATGCCCGAGCGTCCACCAATCTCTCCTCATAAGATTATCCATTGTCTTGTCGACCGCTCGGGTTCAATGGATATGCCCATTAGGACACCGGGATATGAACAGGATGGATTTACCCGTCTTGACCTTGTAAAGCATACCATCTTGACGCTCATCCATTCCCTCCCGTCTGAGTATGCTCTTAGCATTACAACGTTTGATTCATTTGCGAGAACGATCATGGAGGTTACACCGATGGATGTGAATGGAAAATCGGCGGCGATTGGTGCGATTGGAGGCATTCGCGCAGGAACAACGACGAATGTATGGGATGGGTTGCGTCAGGTGCTTTCCCTGAGTGAGGATGGATCTTCGCCTATGGTTCTAATGTTCACAGATGGCCAGTCAAACAATGACCCTCCCCGTGGAGTTTGCGAGACGCTTCGCCGGTACATCTTGGAGCGTAGTATTCATCCAACGATTCACACACTTGGATACAGTTATGACATTGATTCACACCTGCTTCATTTGCTCGCAAATGAGTACAATGGTCTCTTTGGATTTATCCCAGACTGTACAATGATTGGAACTGTATTTATCAATATCCTTTCAAAGATCATGGAAATGACGGAAGGTTCAACAGTAACTACTGACGTTGGATATCTTACTACTCCTAAGTGTCCTCCATTGGTTGCATATCTATATGGTGAAGTAACTACTCATATGGGTTCCCCAGCGGATGAGCGCATGATTCGTATTGATATGCTAAAGGAGGAGATTGGAGCGATGACTGTTACCTCCGAGTTTACTGAAGAATACAAGCGAAACATCTTGATTGACATTGAAGACCCTGATCCCGACAAGGGCCAGATTGGAAAGGCAGTATCACGTGATTCCTGGTATACGAAATGGGGCGTGCATTATCTGCGCTCACTCCATCTGGCCCATATGAGGGGAGTATGTGTAAACTTCAAAGATGCATCTCTCCAGAACTATCGTAGTGATCGTTTCGCTAACCTACAAGACCGAATGGAGTCCATCTTTGTGAGTCTTCCATCTCCAGAGCCATCGGCGCCTCCACTAAGCAGAAGGGGAGTTGGAAGGCATCGGTCTGTTCCGTCTCCTCTCGCAGCGGGCGCGACCCCAATGAGTGTATATTATGACGATTCTGCCGGATGTTTCACTGGAGATACACTCATTCTTACACGCCAAGGTGGGACGATTGAGTACCGTTCTATTGCATCATTGTCTCCTGGCGATGTCGTCGCAACCACATCGGACAGTGAGTACGCGTACGTGCGGTTTGTTATCAAGTATGAGAGTCTTACGACCGACGTATGTTCGCTCGACGATGACCTCCACATCACAAAGTATCATCCGGTAAGGGATATGCTTGGTGGTGACTGGGTATTTCCAAAGGACATTGTGGCCCCTGAAAAGACTACAGTTACACTATACAATCTTGTACTGTCATCTGGTCATATGGTTCGTTGCAAGGGCTATGAGTGTGTGACACTGGGTCATTACCTTGAAGATAGTGATGTCGTTTCCCATGCATACTTTGGTACAGATGCGGTTGTCAACGACATTTCTGCCGAACATGTGCGGCAAGGAGGTGATGGAATCAGTGGAACGGTAGTTGTCCGGACACTTCGTATTCGTCGTAATCCTGAATCTGGGTTGATTGATGGTTATGTGTTCAATGAAAACGAGTAGAAAAGGTATCATTCAACGAGTCGTATATTTTTAATCATATCAGTTGCGGTTGTACCGATACTAGTTCCAGCATCCACTACGCCCGATACTACTGGCCGCAACTGTACCATCATTTGCATCGCAAGAAGAACAAAGAGACCAATGGCAATGAACAACCCAGTCTCCATAAACGGGAATGACTGGAGTATATTCGCATTATTCCCACTATATGATCCTTGCGACTGTAGCATCTCGCGGACATCATCCCGAATCCGCAGGATTTGCCTCATCATCTTCTTATCCGTCGTTCCCTCTGGTTGTAACATACGTGGAGACCCTGGTGCACCTGGAAGACCTGGTGTCCGCAGAGGGCGTGATTGTGGAGGATTGCTTCCAGATGGAAATCCTGGGAGGTCTCGGGGAATACTTGCGGATGGCGATGGTGATGCGGATGCTGACCGGGACATCATAACAGACTCGCCGGAATCACTTGCATAGTCATCTTCGTCTAAAAATGATACTGGAGAACCTCTTCCACTGGTTACAAATGAGCGTGAATCCATAACACTCATACTCTGCGACACAGATGGTGAACGTGAACCGGGTCGGGCAATAATGACATCGCGGTCTCCTGGAACAGACGATTCGTATCCCTCATCGGACCCAATAACAAGCGTTTGTGCTCCCTCGCTGCTGGAAGACGGTGTCAGCGAAGGAGATACATCCCTGCGACGATGGTCTTTGCGCGACGACCTGTATCTGTCTCGTGGTGTATCCCACGCGTCCTCAAGTGACGAATATGAACAAATCATTGTCAGGCGTGTTCCTCTACTCGCGATGGTGAGTTTTTTTAATCGTTCAAAACATTAGAACCGATGCTGCCAAAAGTTGTAAACAGTATGATTGGGCGTATGACAAAGACTGCCAACAGTACTGTAAAGATGCTTGTAAAGTCCCTTGGTCAAACCCCTGTACAGATTGTGCTTGGGATGGTGATCGCGGTGTATATTGCGTTCCTTGAGTCCGACAAGGAGAGTATGTTGTCGGTATTGATGAGCAACCCGATGGGGAGATTGTTCGTGATGGGTTTCCTTGCGGTTCTTGCGGTGGCTGCCCCGCCTGTGGCTGTACTGTTTGCGGTCCTGGTCGTGATGTCGTACTCTCGTTCTGGAGTGGAGATGGTTACCCACCAGGAAGGTTTCTGGGTCGAGGAATCAAAGGATGAGCACAAGAAGGATGATGAGGATGAGAAGGACGAGAAGGACGAGAAGAAGGATGATAAGAAGGACGAGAAGAAGCCCGAGGAGCACAGCGATCTTATGAAGCAGTTATCTGCTGCGATGAAGACCATTACTTCGTCGGGCAAGGATGATAAGGAGGGATTCGGTCCAATGTACGAGGGTGCGTACAATCCCGATGATGACAACTTCGCGACGGAGGAAGATGCGAAGGCGTTTATGAAGTCTATGAACAGCCTTGGTGGTATCGTTGGGTATTCGCCGGATGGCCCATCGCATTCTTCACCGTAAATAGAAGATGGAGTTCACTGTAGCAACCATATTATCAACCCTGGATGTCATTCATAGTGTTGTAATTGCTGGAATGGCTGGATATGTAACATCCTTCCCACCGTCTGTACATTCGCTGGTCGTAAAGGCATATGATTACCCGATAGCAAGGATAGCATTGTTTGCGTCGGTGCTGGTTACTGCGTTTTATGCCCCCATCACTGCCATCATATACGGCGTTGGCATAGCAATCGTAAGTGAAGATATTATGAAATCTTCGCACAATGCTGATAAAACGAAGGAATCATTCACAACAAAAGATATCAATGTAGACGAACTTCGCAAATCATTGAATATTCAAGTTGCTAAGCGGATGAGTCCGATTGAAGAGGCACTTGAGAAGGTAAAACACGTAGAGCACCTCCTTCGCCAGAACATCTCTTCCAAGACAGGTTAGATGGAAAGCATATTGTCTTCACAAGGCGTCAGTACGGCTGTAGCAGCTGTTATGATGCTATTAATGAATGTAACTGGTGGTCAACTGGTAGCTGGATTAACACCAGGTCAACAGAAGTTCTTACAGTCGCCGTATGTAAGATGGGTTACAATCCTCGCCATCTTTTATGTCGGTACACGTGATATCTGGATGTCACTGGGTCTGTCCATATTGTCCATCCTTGTTCTTGAGTTCTTATTCAATGAAAACTCGCGGTACTACCTGTTTCGCAGGCAGCGACACGATGGAAAGATACGCGCAGTTGGGACTGGCGCGTTGATGTCTTGGGGAAAACTATAGACGAGCAAATGCTACAAGTGCCTTAAAAAGTGGATGCTTTCTTGCGTGGTACGCGAGAACAGCACCAATCACAAACACAAGACCAATAATATGCATCTGGTATGACTGGACCCAGGCGCGAATGTATGATTCAGTTGGGTGTGTCTCCCTTTCATCTTTACTGACGCCGAACACCATCAATACGCCAATAAGAAGCAAAACAACCGCAATGATTATGATATTAATCTCCGCAAATCGCTCAAGATATTCTACAAATGTCGCCATTCGTGCTATCTAACTTATACATTTAGCACGAGAGTGTTGGCATCACTGCGTTCAACACTTACGCGCATATCACGATTTCCAGTACCATCCTCGCGAACAATAGAAATATCTCTCGCCTGCGTGGCAGGACCGCTTCCCATCCTCGGCATAGACCCACCCCTGGAACCAGTCCCAGCAGACGCGGCATCCAGTTCACGAAGAATCTCATTCACATCACCGGGGCCCTGCATCTCAGACCGTACGGGCGCAGCGGAAGCGCCGCCGCCCATCATACTCCCCATCATTCCCATTAGTCCACCGAGACCTCCACCTCCACCTCCGCTTCCGCCTCCACCTCCACCTCCGCCTCCACCTCCACCACCAAGACCACCACTCATCGTCTTCGCGGCAGCCGCAGCAACCTGACGAGCAATCTCCGGGTTCTGCTTCAGGATATCGTCCATTCCCGGGATAGAACTCCTGAGCATTGTCTTCGTAAGATGGAACATCAGGGCAGAGCCACCAAGTGAAAACAGGAGGCGAATCTCCGGTGCCATCTTGGCACGGTCCTTGTACTTTTCATACAGTTCCTCAAAGATGTCATCGTAGTCATCAATGCTCTCGTGTACAGTCTCAGACCATCCATCCAGCTCCGCATCAAATGGGTCAAACCGATTGTTAAGGAACTCAATGCCAGTTACGGCAGCCATAAGCATCTTTCTCTGGAAACGTACACTGCTCTCCATCTCACGAGTTGTCTTGATACGACCATACTCGGCGCGAAGTTCTTCAAGGTCAGAAGACGCATCGAACGTCCTGCTAAGAGTCACACCACGGCGCTCCATAGAGTTGAGCTTCGCAAGGAGTTCATTCTTTTCCCTCGCAAGTTCCGCCTGTGTCTTTACGGGCTCAAGTGGCTTTGTCGGCGCGGCAGTCGTACCACCCCCACCACCACCAAAACTGAGACCCGAAAACCATCCTCCGCTCTTCTGTTCACCAGGCGCACCACCAACATCCTTGCGAACAGACGCCTCAGCCTCGCGATTAATCTCATCAATAGTCTTCAGTGGGGGTGGGGTACTTGTATTTACAGGAGCAGGAGCAGGAGTAGGAGCACTCGGCCTATCGACAGGAATATCGTCCAGGTCAAGTTCAATCGGCTGTTCAGCACCACTCAGAAGATTCAACCCCATAGGGTCATTGTCTTCTGAAGTACTAACTGTCTTCGTCGGCGCCAAGTCCCCGAAAATCTCCTTGTCGATCCTGATAACATTATCGGACATCACTACTACAAGATTTCGCAGACGTTGGCTTAGATATTAAACGGAGACACACTTATCATGTTGTTCCACCAAGACACATTAACAAACAATCTGCAAGATCGTCCTTTTTAGAGTTACTCTTAAACCATTCCAGGTGCTGGGTCTGTCCCGATAATATAAGTAACTGCTCAACCCTAAGGATACTTTCCCGTTTTCTATCTGCATATGACCTTCCCCTGGCTTGTCGACTGGCTTCACGTGTGTTTAATATTGTGTAGCACTTGTCATCTGGAGCGGTCGCATTTGGAATAACTGTTAGTTTTTTGGATGCGTTCACGAATGTAACATCTGGTTCTTCGACCCCGTGTTCAAGCATCTTCATGCGGAGAGTTGTCCATAATACCATCTGTACGCTCTTCATCATTGCGTTCATTCGTACTGGCTGGTTTTCAATCACAACCTTATCCACGCGAATATGGATATCTTGGAGCCTTTCCAGTATGCGTCTATGGATGAGAGGTAATGGTATTGTTTTTGATTTTTTGAGGGGTGGAATCTTGTGTAAATACCACCGTTCCATTTGAGCGGAAACTGCCGACTGTATTTCACGTTTCAGTTGGCGCCGTGTATCAATACCCATTGTGGTTGCTCGGCTTTTAAGAGCAGACACGCTGAGTGATTTTAGTCCCTTAATATTCTCGGATGTATATGTTGCACCACTGTGTTTCATATGGGTTTTACACAATCCCCCAAGAATCTCTCCATCGGATATCTCAACCCACATCGGCTCTCGACTACATTCCTTACCTGACTGGGTTTTCTCCCGGCAAAACTCGGGTCGCATTGGTTCATCGGCCAAGTCAACACGTAGGTCCCATACTCCCCAGTCCAGAACTGACCAGCTGGCTGAACAATCACCGACGCTATCTCCAGTGAGACACCAGGCAAGATTTTTGACTCCGATATCAAATGATAGGACTTTCATATACCGTTCCTTCTAACCCAAAGAGATAGAGAGAATAGATTAATACAAAAAGGAGAAATATATCATTTATTGCGATTTGTGCGTGTTTTACGTGTTCGAGTCCGTCGAGACCTTCGACGTGTATGTCTCCCAGCAGGAATATCTTTAATATCAGTATGAACTTGTATAAACGATCTACTTATTGCTCTAAGTGTATCATTATCTGGTGATATATTTGTTTTCCCATAGCGATTGAGTATGGCCCCAAATCCACCGAGACCCCTTTTCGCAAGATATTCCATTGTTGCAGATGTTCCGGTTTTTCCGATACCGCTATAGAAATAGATTTTACCAGAATCTGTCATCGAACGATAAAAATAGATTCGGTCCTTTGTTGTGGGACTTTTGATGGAGATATAGTTTCCAGGTGGTAAACTCATTAACTTACGCAACGTTACACCTGCTCGATGGAGATCAGCGAATACATGCTGGACTTGTCTGATACCTACGTCAGTCTCTGGTGGTAAAAATGTAAACATACCGGCGAATACTTTGTAAATCGTATTTCTAACAAAATCCTTTTTGAATACACCAATATCATCCACCGACGCAAGTGTTTTATATGAACCAGTGGGTTTCGTACCTGTGATTGAACCGTCCTTTGTAATATATACTGAATCGGCTACTGCTGCAAGACCAGCTGTTCGCATTGCGTTTCGTTTTGACTCATCTAGAGAAGACATAAGAGTATCCATTGGAGACAGTGTCTTTGTTGGTACTGTAGCAGCTGCCATATCTAATCCAGATACAGAGAATCAAGGCCGAGGGACACTTCCCCAGAAATCCTCGGCATAACGACGTACTGGTATTTCTTGACCAAGAGACAATGTGGAACGCGCCTCTAGGATTTGCTGTTGTGAACGGGGAGGGAGGTCACTCTGTCCTGCATAGAACTCAGGTCCACGACGTGCAGGAGCATACGTAAGGCCCTTGTAAGGGATCATCGTGTCCAATACGGCAATCGTATCACCAAGGCACCGGTCACGGTCCCACACGCGAATGGTGATATGGGGTGGGAGAAGAATCGTACCGCCATTGGCATAATACGCATTTGGGACGCGGCATATAAACGTGTATACACCGCCAGTTACTTCGGCAACTCCACAGTTTCCTCCGGTGATGGCTACAGATGGAGAAGGGAACGCCTGATAAGACCCAGTCTTACTAAGTATACGCTGTGGAGGGTCCGCAGCAAACCACTGTACAGCAGAAGCACCGGGCGCGGTTCCCTTGATCATCAAGGTATGTTCATCATAACCAGCCGGATGACGATGAATCACCCCACTCGTTGCGGTTCCTTTAAATGATACCATTACTACTACAATCATATTACAAATCAGGCACGCTCATCATCTCCATCCAGTGTACCACGCAGCCACGCGGTTGTGCTGCCACCATTCGGCGCAGCATCCCGGAGGTTTAACACAAGCGTTTCTGGTGACAATCCCCAACGAGGGTCGCATGTAGGCATAGCCGGAGCGCTACAATCACTTATCTTAGCGTTTCCCTGAGAGAATGGTCCCGTTGACTTTACACCATCTCTACCAGAATCAACCATCGCACCAATCGCACCCGGCACATCCTGTACGAGCATCTCAACACCCTGGCGCGCAACTGGAACAATAATCTGCTTCGCAGGAGGAGGTACGTATTGACGTGCCCATGGGTCGTCTGAAACTGCCTTTGCCTCCGCGATATTTCGGTATATCATCGCACCATTTGTCCGTTGAAGCATGTCACTGTATGAATAACTCAGTCCCCTTCCCATACCGGCCCTCGCGGCAATCTCATTATTTATCCTACACGCAGACCTCCAATCTGTGAATATACGCCCATCTGCCATCCGCCCTGGGCTGTCCCAATGACGATTATCGGTGAGTCTCCAACAGTCACGAGTGTTCATAGTCTCTTACTACCATCATATATCAATAATCACGCATCATCCTCCTCACCATGCTCATTCCCATCTCCCTTCTGTACCGACACATTGTTATCCTGTACAAGACGAACGAGGTCCGCCTTCTTAGCACCACTAGGGAATGTTACATTTGCATTCTTAAGAGCACGCTTGAGGTCCGCAACACGCACGGTAGCAACATCTAGGACAGGGGTAACCTCCTCGGCGCTATCATCAATACCCTCACGCTCCATCTCGTCCAGAATATCATCAACCTCAACATCATCGTCACTATCACCTTCGTCGTCCCCGTCAACACCCGTATCACCTTCAATATCAGCATCGTCCGGAATCACCTCAATCGTACGAGTATCGGCATCCTCCTTCGCAACAGTTACCTTAGGGGGGATACCACCTTCACCGCCCCACCCAGCAACAGGTCCACTGAAGGAATCTCCAGCACCAGCACCGTAACGCCCGGCATACGGAGACATCTCCTGAGGAGCCGAGTTTGGCAAAGATGATGACTGTTCACGTGGGTTGTAATCCTCGCCATCGTTGCTGCCGGTGAGGTGGGCCTGAGGAGCCTCATCTGGAATGGCAGTCGGTTCAGCGACCACCTGTGCGTTCTTCAGGATGTCCTCAATCTTACGAAGGCGACTGTCCAAGTTATACACATTGCGATACGTAACGTATGCGAGCGCTAAAAACGCTACAAATACGGCAAGAAGAATAATCAAGTCCATACTACAAAAATGACTTCTTTTACACAACATTCTTAAACGAGACTATTCCATATAGGTCGCATAATCCATCGGCAACTCATTAATCTCCGACTTGTAATGTGCACGAATCGCCTCCAGAGATTCCCAAGAAGACTCGGTTACAAAGTTAATAGCAATACCCTTCTTCCCATGACGTCCTGACCGTCCAATGCGATGGAGGTAGTTCGCTACATCGCGAGGGACATCATAGTTAATCACCATAGATACCTGCTGAACATCAATCCCCCTGGCAAGTAGGTCCGTTGCAATAAGTACCCTTAGTTTTCCTCCCCTAAACTCATTCATAATATGCTCACGTTCGTCCCAAGTCATCTGCCCGTGGATACCTCCAACAGTGAATCCGTTCTTTACGAGTTCAGCAGATACTTCCTCTACACGTCCCCTACTGTTGCAGTAAATCAGGCACTGAGTAACAACCATAGACTGATACAGGTCCATCAGGCACCCGAACTTATCCTGCTCCCGGAGCTGTACATAGAACTGTTTGATACCATCAAGGGTCAAATCTTCAGTCTTTACAAGAATCTCAATCGGATCACGCATAAACTTCTTGGTAATACTCATAACATCGGGATTTAGTGTTGCACTAAAGAGACAAATCTGTGCATCCTGTGGCGAAGCTAGGAAGATCTCGCGTACCTGGTCCTTGAATCCAACGGATAACATTTCATCTGCCTCATCAAGAACAATCGTTTGCACATTAGAGACACTCTGGGGACCCGCTCGGTTTGAGATGATATCGTATACCCTTCCAGGGGTACCAATCATTACCTGAGCACCATCACGAATCTCACGTACCTGGTCACCCCCCATCACACCGCCAATCGCAAGAACGGTCTTCAGGCCGAGATTCTTAGATAGTGCCGTAACAACGTCGTGAACCTGTTTAGCAAGTTCACGAGTTGGGAGAAGAACAAGTGCCTGTAGATTAGGCTTTGATACATCAATCTTCTCAAGAAGACCAATGCTAAATGCACCAGTCTTACCAGTTCCAGATTGTGCCTGAGCGATTACATCTCGCCCAGTTGTAACAGGGATAATCGCACGCGTCTGGATTGCGCTTGGTTTTTCAAACCCATACCCATAAATACCACGTAGAAGCTCCTCCTTCAAACCCATATCGTCAAATGACTCAATAGGTTTGAACTCGTCGCCATGTGAAGACTCAATATCACTAGATGCTGATGCGGATGCGGATGCCATATTAAACTAAATATATTTTATCAAGGAACCCTTAGGTGCTATTTGGATCAATTGAACCTATATCGTACTTCCTGTGTAATACACCATACGAAAAGATACATAAGGTTATATTGATAATCTTATATAGACTATAATGGACACAACTTTGCATGGTGTCACATCGAGGGGTATTACTGCTGCATATCTCCTTACTCTTGCAACACAGCAGGATGGACCAGACCCCGAGTCGATACTCGACTCAGATTCTTGGAAAATGATTCAGGAGATTACCCTTGAAGATGTTATTCGTGGAGATAACTCAAAAAGTCATTCCCGTAGTGGATATAACAATGATAGAACCGTTGGAAGAGGTGGTAATATTCGTGGAAACGCAAGAGGGGGAAAGACAGGAGGTTCGCGAGCAATTATCCGAACGAATATGACTGATAGTAAGGCGTCGTCTGCTTCGTGGAAGAAACCTTCTTTGAAACCCAAGCCCACATCATTCGACGATGCTATGAAACAAAAGATTGTTGGAGATCTTAATAAGATTACACCTGCAAACTATGATATGATTCTTAAGTCTCTCCGTGGAATCTGCAGTCGTCTTAGTGACGATGAACATCCATGGGCTCTTCGTCTGGTTCTTGAAAATGCAACTCGACAGCACGTATTTGCTACTACGTATGTGCGTCTATATAAGGATATTGCATCGGATAGGGCAAAAGATATTAAGATTGCAAACGAGATCTTAACGGAGTTTATGAATGGACATCGTGATGCGATTCTTACAAGCATTGACAATGGAGATAACTATGATGAGTTCTGTGCGGCTAACAAAATGAAAACGAGGCTGGTTGGTCATAGTATTGTTCTTGCAGAAGCAGCAAATATGGGTATCATTCCAATCCAACACTTGGGACCACATGCCGTAAATCTTGTATCAGTTCTTGGTAAAGTGATTGCTGCAGCAGATGATAAGGAGAAGTCCATTCCAAAGGAGACAACTGAGAATAGTGTAAAGTGTATTCTGGATTTCTTTGTAACTCTATCTAAAACGAAATCCGATAAGGATGGCTTCCAAAAGTGCATAGCATCGATTGATACACTGCTCGTAGCTGAGAAAAGGGAGAAACATCTCAGTCCAAAGGCACGGTTTGCACTGATGGACTTTGTTGATGAAATGAAGAAGTCGATTGCGGATGTTACCAGGGCAAAAAAGGTATATCGTCCTGGAATGTTTACGAAACCGACTCTTCCTCCCCAATAGTATCAGTATCGCTTGTCGGTAATGACATATAGTCATCAGTAAATATGCTAGAGATTCCATCGTTGATATATTGGTCCTCGTTTTCGTATATGACATACCTTAATGGGTCATCATGTGTACATGCCCATATCATACCCATCATTGGGATTTCGCCATTATCTATGTTGATAACGTCGACAGGAGATGATTTATTGAATGTCGGATATATACACCTAAGTAGTTCATATGAACGCACTGGATTTATCCATTCATTCCACCCCTTTACCATATTGTGACGGTTAAACATCGTATCTCGTTCATCGCTTACTGAGCAGAAAAAAGCTGCAAGGAGCCTTACCCATCGCAATGATCCGTCAAATGATTGAATAATACTTTTCCAGCGAGAGATTCGTGTGGCAATTGGTACATTCCCAATCGATATAATATGAAATGCCCATATTTCATCTGGATCACTCACATTCATCAGTGTTTGGCGGCATCTTTGCAGTATTTCGAGGAATGTCCACTCGTATAACCGTTTACGACCAAATGTATGAAATCCCTGATGTGGTATCGATGTATTCCGTATAAGATCATAGCAGAAAGTATTTGTCATTTCATATCTCACCCGATATGGGTATGAGATTGCCCTTTTGACAAAATATCTCACCGATTTGCCATTCCGTTTCCATTCTCTTAGACTTTCAATATTACCATTTCGTAAATCTCTGTGAACATCTCTGGTACATAGTTGTACCGAAGATGTTGGAATATACCTAGGGAAGGTGACCTGTTCCTGAAACGATATATCCATCTCCTCTTGGGTTTTCTAGAGTATCATGAAGAGTTTGATAATATAGATGGAACGCGTCACTACGAGGAGCATGATGTATTTCAGAAGCACGAGGTGCGTTCATTATCGCGACATCATATCCGTCTTGAAAATCGGGTACCTTGTAGTTTATATAAGACAATGGGAGTGAAAACCCACTTCCTTCTGTACTAGGGAGTCTTGACATATCACGCCTTGCGTTTCCCATTTTAGGGTCATTTGTAAAACTCGGTTGACGAATGAGAGGCTCTTTTCCAATTCGGTCTAGTATCTGACGGCTTTCAAATGCGACTTTACGATTGAATCCAGAATCGCGTACTCCTGCAAATGCTTCTTTTGTGATGAGCATATTTAACCAGTTGCGTATGTCCGGGAACAAAAGAATAGTAAGCGTGACGCCGATAAGCAATGCAAATATGATACGAATAAACATATTATCTACTTATGAAAGCAGTAAAGAGTAGCATATTGATTATTCGTTCTATGATTATAGATTGAAGGTGGGCGAAGCGAATCGTGAACCCACCATTTGCCATCAGAATCATGTTTCCGTATTGCCCAAGTATGGTTTGTATTGAAACATATTGCTCCAATCGCATCGTTCGGAATCATCGGTTTGTTGTTGTGGAAGTCATATCCGACCATTCGTACAATGATTCCATGTTGACTCAATATAAATCCAAATAGGTTATCGTTACCTTCATTACCACCATTGTTGTAAAACATAAACGTTTGTTTAGAATGGTTGGCTGGGAAGTTGTTTAGAATATCCCATTTATCACAATAGGTGTCAAACTCATGGGTACTACATACTTCATAACCTACCAAGTTATTAATCGCATGATATCTACAATATGACCCAATCTGTCGTTGATGATAGTTATCTATTTTTTTTTTTGAAGGAGCTTATTGTGAAGTTCCTCCGCCTTTTTTATTACACCCCTTCGTTCTGCTGCTAAAAGACGACGTTTCGCAATCTCTTGTTGTCTTTTGGATGCGGCATCCTCTGCTTTCTTGAGTTCAATCCCCCGTTGACGACGTCTCTCAATCTCAGCCTTCTTGGCTTCAGCCGCTTCAATCCCCCGTTGACGACGTCTCTCAATCTCAGCTTTTTTTGCCTCTGCAATCTTCTTGGCTTCAGCAGCCTCTGCAATCTTCTTAGCTTCAGCAGCCTCTGCAATCTTCTTAGCTTCAGCAGCCTCTGCAATCTTCCTAGCCTCAACAGCCTCTGCAATCTTCCTAGCCTCAGCAGCCTCTGCAATCATCTTGGCTTCAATGGTAACATTCGTCTCAACAACTTGTGTCGGCGTGTCAACTACATGTGGGTTATTCCGTCGACGAATGCGTTGTTTCGCCTCTCTCGTAATAAGACGATGACCCCTTCTTCCACCTGGAATCGGCATTACTAATATTCGTAATAAATACTTATTTATGCAGAGCAGACATCACAGGGCTCGTCGTCTGGAACTGAACGCGCCGCAGCAGTTGGTGCGATAGTTACTTGTTGGGCGTCAGCAACCGGTTTTGTGCGTAGATAATATTGGCCAGTTTTTAGTCCTCTTCGCCAAGCATAGAAATGCATACTGCTTAAACGCCGGAATGTTGGATCTGCAGAATACAAGTTTAGAGACTGACTTTGGCAAATATATGCCCCCCTGTCCGCAGCCATATCAATCATTGATTTCTGAGACATTTCCCATACAGTCTTAAAACGTTCGCGTATGTGTTCTGGAATCTCAGATATATCGCGAATGGAACCCCTTTGAGAAACAATCCGGTTCTTCATTTCGGTGTTCCATAGGCTCAGCTTGATAAGTTCATTTACGAGATATTGATTTACCACAACAAACTCGCCAGCAAGAGTTCTACGCGTGTAGATGTTTGTAGTGAATGGTTCAAAACTTTCATTATTACCTAAAATTTGGCTTGTAGATGCCGTTGGCATAGGTGCGACTAAAAGAGAGTTTCGCATACCCTTTTTAACCTTCTCACGTAGTGCCATCCAATCAAGGTCTGGTACATCTGTATCAGCCACAACCCCAGCCCACATATCTGGCTGTAAAATGCCTTCTGAAGTCGGCGAACCTTCGAATGATTCATACGTGGGCAATCCATCTTCCTGAACTAGGTCCGCCGATGCTTCCACTGCTGCATAATAAATATGCGCGAAGATTTCACGGTTCAGTGCTCTTGCTTCCGTACTCTCGTATGCATATCCAAGTCTCGCAAATACATCCGCAAGCCCCTGAACACCAATTCCTACGGGTCGATGACGCATATTAGAACGACGCGTTGCGTCAGTAGGATAAAAGTTTCGGTCGATAACTCTATCCAGATTGCGAACCAGTCGACGAGTGGTTTCGCGAAGAGTTAAGAAATCAAACATGTTGTCCTCTCCAATATATGCCTGTAGATTGAGAGATGCTAGATTACATACAGCTGTTTCATCTGGGGAAGAATACTCGATAATTTCTGTACAAAGATTGGATGATTTGATTGTTCCGAGATTCTTCTGGTTACTCTTCCCATTCGCAGCATCCTTATAAAGAAGATACGGCGTACCGGTTTCAACCTGCGATTGTAGAATCTGGAACCATAACTTTTGAGCAGACACCGCTCTTCCACCATACTCTTCTGCGTCAGCTTCATATGATGTGTATAGTTCTTCAAAACGGTCGCCATACGTATCCGCCAAACCACGTGCACGGTCGGGGCAAAACAGGGTCCAATTACCGTTTTCCTGAACACGCTTCATAAACAAATCAGGAATCCACAGCGCATAGAACAGGTCCCGTGCACGCTCTTCTTCGTTACCGTGGTTGATTTTCAGCCGTAGGAAGTCCTCAATGTCTCTATGCCAAGGCTCCATATATACAGCAAATGAGCCCTTGCGACGTCCGCCTCCCTGGTCGCAGTACCTAGCAGTGGCATTGAACACGCGAAGCATCGGGACTATTCCATTGCTCGTACCAGAAGTTCCGCGGATATAAGAGCCTTTCGCGCGGATGTTATGAATGTGGATACCGATACCTCCACCCCACTTTGAGATTAGGGCACATTCGTGAGCAGTCTTATAAATCCCATCAATACTATCATCCTTCATAGAAACCAGGAAACAAGAGGACATCTGTGGATGTACAGTGGCGGCATTGAAAAGCGTCGGGGTTGCGTGTGTATATTTCTTAGTAGATAGGTCATGATATGTTTGAATGACCCTATCAATATCCCAACCATGAACACCAATCGCAACACGCATCCACATGTGCTGGGGACGTTCCAGAATGCGACCCTTATTCTTCAGCAGATATGCCCTTTCAAGTGTCTTAAATCCGAAGTAATCAATCAGAAAATCCCTATCATCCTGTATCGCCTCGCGAATCTGCTCGGAATATTCCTCGGCAACTGCCATCGTTTCCTCGGATAGAATCGGAGCTGGCTTGTCGTTATCATCGTACATTTCTCGTAGTTCACGAAATACGGAGATCACATCCGAGTATGTCTTTTTTTGATGGTTGCTTACTACAATCCTACCAGCAAGTTCACCATATTCTGGATGGGTAGTTACCATTTCAATCGCAACAAGAGATGTCTGCTCGTCAAGCTTGCTAGTTTCAATCTTGTCGTAAATCTGTGAAATAACCTTCTGGGCTACGAGAACTGGATTGACATGAGTAAGGGGATTCTTACCAGCGGGTGTTTCTGCTGCGATAGAAGCAATACGAGCTACAATCTTATCATATGATACAGACTGTAATGTTCCATTGCGTTTTGTAACCCGAAGTGTCATTGATTCGTCTTGAGCCGCCATGTATAAGTATGCTATGGTTTCTAATGATTAGAACCTTCTCTGTTCTTTATAAAGTAATCGCATCATACATTAGTAATGGACGTATTTGCTGGTGCCGTGGTATCATCCATCGAATCCGCGACGATGACAATGTACCACTCGGTACTATCGTTTTTCAAATCAGGGCCATATTCACGCCATGAGGGATTTGTCCAGGGCAGAATGGGGTATCCCTTAGATAAGGCTACATACGCGACTGGACACGGTGAGGGTGCGGATGATGCATATAAAGTATACAAACCATACCTTCGCCAAACCGAGTTTTCTTCCAGAACACAACGTGATAATCACCGTTGGCCTACATCCAGAGAAATGACTGGACCACATGAACAGACACTCCGAAAAGACATAGTCCTTCCCTGTAACTATCCAACACCTGGCCTTTCATCAACAGAATACGCCAATTTTGCATGATAATATTACTTGTAAATGCTGATGGTAATCAGCGTGTACAAGCAAGTGATGGATTCGAACCATCAACTTCAAGGTTATGAGCCTTGCGCGCTACCAGTTGCGCCAACTTGCTATATTGGGTGATATGTACGTTTCACCCATTATATGGGTTATTTTTTTTTCGTGTAGCATAAACGCGGCTTAATCGTCCACCATAAGACATGTCTCCGGTGATTTTATGACCTCTGTCATCATTGTACTTCTGTCATTGCGCTTTCGAAGAGGGTGTTTTTGTTGCCATGCCGCGGGGTCTGCGCGCCCTCTTTGTATTTCTTCCCATGCTTCAGTTGCTTTAGGAAGGAACGCATTATTGAACCAATCACGATTTCTACGAACCGTTACTGTAAACCAGTCCTTCGTAAATATGATATAATGACGAATAAACAATACTTCTGTTTCACTTTGTTTATGAACAGCCTCTTCGTGACGGAACTTCCTGTCAACTGGATTTGTACCGTGATACTTACCTTGATGATCCATCCATATGGTTCCAGCAGCAATAACCTGGGAATCTCTCTGTCCAACCATCGGATGAATTGCTGACTTCTGGTATTCTCTACGGAGTGAACGAGCTAATGTCTGGATCTCAACCAGGGTGGGTGCTTCGTGGATAACGGAACGCACATAATCACATGTTTCGAGGTCACATACTTCCATCTGTAGTTGCATCTGGCTCCAATATTCAGGACGAACTCTGTCCCCATCCTTCAGGATGCTACCGGGCTGAGGACATTTGATTTCTACCATACGTCCTTTTGTCTTGCCTTCTACGACAATCCCATCAGGACTTGCTCCAAGAAATGAATATACTGGATGAGGGACACAGTCATATTCCTCTACCTTTACATTATTCATATTCTCGTATATTTGACGGATGATTGGCTCATATCTTACTCCCCTTACTGCTGGTGAATCGGGGTTGGATGGTGGGACAAACTCTTTGGTAGTGGCCTCTACAACTGTATCTTTTGGTATGATTTTATCACGGAGTACACCGATTCCCTTCCCTGATGTATAATCTATTCGCATAATCGATCTCGCGATGGATGCTGTAATCATTCCTCTCCTTCGTGTGTACCATTCATCAGTACGCTGCTGGTCTCCTCCTCGGTATGGTTCTATTCGCAGTAATGCGCTTACAGTTTTGGTGTCTGGTTCAGAATCTTCACATGGAACGCCTGATAAGGTCTCATGTAGCATTACACGACAATCTTCAATGATGGTGTCAATCTCATCTTCAGTAAGACCCCCCATCGTATCGTCGTCGTATCCCACACTTTCGTATAAATATTCTTGAAGAACGTCTATACATCTATTTATCTCGTAAATATCATATCCCTTACGAGTGTCATATTCTGTCATTACAAGGTCATAGTAATCCTCCATAGAAGTTATACCGTTGTATATATTACGCACCAGGCACTTATGACGACGTTGTTTTCTTTCTGCGTTTCGTCTTCTTTTCGGGGTGGCGGATAATAACACGGGTCGCTGTTGTACGTATGTTTTCAGTTGATGCACCGGATATATCTGGTAACTCCTCATCGACGAGCATAAGCGCAGGAACCCCGATAACCTTGCACTTCTCGACGTCGTATTCAACGCATGCATTTGTGTTTATCTCCTTTCTTTGGATGGCCCTTACTAATGTATTTCGTATCTCACCCTTAAGGTCATCAGTATATCGTTCAGGATTGAGTTCGCCGATCCATTCACATATTTTTCGAATACGATGGCCCCTATCCAGTTTATTCCATGGTTTTTGTTCCATTTTACGGACAGCTTCATCTACGGCTTCGTGCTCACGTTTAAATGACAAATCTTTAGTTCCAGAAAACTGTGTCTCCCTCTCTGCTCGGAGGGTGGATCGAAATGCTCCGCTGCTGCTTACCACCTTTTTGTGACGCTTTACAGTTTCCTGTCCCTTTTTCGCTGGCATCTACTATTTCAGTCGGTTCTTGTTTAGAACTTTCAGTATACCATTTGATATCAGTAACCCATGAGGGAAATCCGGACTCGGTATTCGTAATACTGACTATTTGAGAATCATTTAAATATGTATTCTTCTTTATAATGCCATAAAAGTTATTGATTGGTACAATAATACGTAGTATATCATGTCTATTTTCTTCATATGCCAATGCATAAAACGGTATGTGGTTACATAACATATCCTTTTTAATCATTTCATAGCTGATTTCTCCTCTATATTCTGGACATATACGTTTCCGAATATCACGATGGAACAACACAATCTCTGGGTGCATATCTTTTGATAATACAGCGGATACAATGTGAATATCTACATCTGGTGCACACGGAATTACAATCGATGCCATATCTGGATTGTCCCACTGCTGAATAGATTAGATGATATCTGATATATTTACATTGTTGATTGGAACATTAGTATCATACGTATCTGGTCTAGTTATACAAGATGGTATACTGGGTGGGGTTGTAGTTATAACTGGATTAATGCTGACACTGCGCACCATTATGGGAGATGTACATATATTACACCCAGCGAATGCGTGGGTTGCGTTGGCTGTATTGGCTGGATATGCGATAATACTGTTAACTCTTCCAAGATGTCATATAGACAGGCACGGGAGTCGGTTCTGTAGCGAGACGAACCCAGATACAACTGGTTCTGGCTGGCTGGGTGGACTGATAGTAGCCTTCTTCTTGATGGTAAGCATTGTAATGAACGAATCCAGTACCAGTGCGGTGTTGACTCCTGTTGGTTGGCTGGGTGTAGTTGGTGCGTTGATAACGATAGTATGTGTTGGAGTTGTTGTATATGGAATGCGAAGTGTCCCTATAACACGTAGAGAAATCCAGCATTTATATCTACGAGGAGCATTTGTGGACACACCCGAACAGTCAGTAAGAATACTCCCTGGATATACTTCTGCACCACAGACCAAAAATCCAGCGTATCTTGGTGCGTTTGATTTGACTTAAAACGAGGCATATGGATCACAAGATAGACAATACGATGCCAATGCAGAGAAAACAGGATATGTTATTTCATAGTCTAGTTCGGTTTTATGATGACCCTGAGAATCATACCATTTTTCGCGATATGGTGAATGGAGATGGTATCGTTAGCCTTCGGCTGATGGAATGGTTTGTGACGAACTACGCTAAAAAGCATAATGTATACTACCACACTGATACGATGCGTTGCTTCAATGTATATCTTAGTTATAAAGCCCAACTGAAGGCATACAATAAGAGGTACTTTGACCCATTTTGTCGCAATGAAAGAGTGCCGATTGAAGATTGTGATGGAAACACTGTTGAGACGACTGTTGGGCAGGCGAACTTCTTTCGGTGGGTCATTCAAAATAATGTACTTCAATGGGCGGCGGACCATGTCGCAGATATTGAAGCAGACATGATTTCGGCTGCAAGGGAGCGAGATGAGCATGACACTGGTGAGAGGTCACGGACAGGTCGCCGGAAGCGTCGTGGCGAAATCAGCCAGTCTGCTACGAGGAGAATGAATCGGACACACGAAGAGATTACGATTTCGTTCTCTTGAATTGATCTGTGATTATAATCGTTATACACACTTCATACAATGTATGATGGATGTATTCTTCCACGTGAATACTATATAATCTTATACTTCACATCATATCTGAGTCTTATATCTGTAGTATATGCGACATATAGGGGATATTATGTACTATCTTGTATTCCTGGTTTAGTATTCGTATCGTCTATCCTTTACTGGCAAAGACCCGACTATTCGTGGCGACGTAGACTGAACATGGCCGTTATAAATACAGCATTACTAATGAACTGTTATGTCGCCTGGTGGGCACAACAAGGATGGTTATATTATGGCATTACATCATTTGCTGTATGTCTGTATATCTTAGCAAAGGTATCGTATAGACGCGGATATCTTCTTCATGCAACATTATATCATATTGGTCTTTATCTGTTTGGAAATATCGCGAATATTGTAATGTATTCAGGGTATATACACTTGTAAGGTGCATGGGAAGATTTTCAATGGAAACCTCCTATGAGGAGGCTTGGAGGACATGTGTTCTCCAAAAGTTGATAGCGGCAGGATTCGAACCTGCGCGGGCTAGGCCCAGTGGATTTCAAATCCACCCCATTAACCACTCTGGCACGCTACCAAAAAGACACCTCCGGGACTTGAACCCGGGTCCTCGGATTCAAAGTCCGATGTGATTACCACTACACTAAGGCGTCTTCAACATCTCTTATAAAGAGACATTGGGAACAGTTGTTCCCAAGAGAAGTTCCCACACCGGGAGTCGAACCCGGGCTCTCTGGGTGAAAGCCAGATATCCTAACCGCTGGACCATATGGGAATATAGAGCCGTTGACGGGGGTCGAACCCGCGACTGCCGGATTAAAAGTCCGGTGCTCTAACCAACTGAGCTACAACGGCACTGTTGTACATCACTCGCCACATCTATAACTATTAGAGCGTGCTTAGGTGCCCGCAATGGGGGACGGATACATGAAATTGATACAACCACATACTCACATCTCATAAGCCACATAAAGGCATGCCGTATCCGTTTCCCGACACCCTTGATTTCACGATGAACGATATTCTAGTATTTGCCGGGTGGAGCTGTGCAATGAGTATCTTCTTTGTTTGTTCTGAGGATGTTCTAGAGTGGATTGGTATCCCGAATGATTACATCGCAAAAGATGCACAATATGACCAGCAAATACTCAAACGTGATTATATATCACAACTTGTTATTGCATTGACGACTCCGTTCTTACTAGCAAATGGACTACAAGCATTGGTAAGTGTACTAGGACTTGGGCCAATCGGTGGATATATGATGTGGACGTATGTGTTATATGTCTATTACGCACGTAATATGTTATATAATGTACATCATTATCTTCATAGCTACATTATTTATAATGTATTTATATTCTCTATTGCGTTTATATCGTGGATTCCAGGTGACGTGGTGTACAATCTCCATTGGGTTCTATGGAATACTGTCATGCTGTGTTCTGTTCGAATCATAACTGGATTTATTACTTCAACCTCTGCATTCGTAATGATTCGACCAATCCAGCACGTTCTATGGGACCCTCTCTTGTCATTTAACTTCTTTAAAACATACATTGATATGTCCGGTTGGATGTTCCACAAAATGTATGCGTTATTCGGAAATGACTCTCGTCGAGATGATTGAGATTATAGTTATTTGTTTTCGTATGGCATATCTGAATAAACCAAACGAAAATATCAACCATATATATCTACATTATTCACTCCTCAGCAGCCTTGCGCGTACGACGACGCTTGGGCTTCTCGGCAGGCGCAGGAGCAGGCATCTCATCCTCGTCATCCTCCTCGTCATCCACCATCACTGGACCAGAACCACCCATTGCGCTCATCGTAGAAGAATACGTCTCATCCATATCAACCTCATCGTCTACCATCACGCACGTGTTACCAATGCGAGCGGGTACCTTGACGCGCATCTGTACTGCCTTAGTCGTGAGGCCAAACTTACCTCCGGCGAACCAAATGAACGACGGCTGAACTAGAGCAGTCGCCTTCGTCCCCTTGACAATCAGAGTATCAAGAGGCTCATCAAGGAGAGCATTGTCAGCATCAAACACCTTACACTCGAACTCATCATTACGAACATTGAGCTTTACCTTGAACGTATCCGGGTACTTGCCATCCGGCTCGCGCGTCTCCTTGTCAATACTGCGCTTCAGGAGGGGCGTAAAGAATGCCTGGATTACCTCCTTGCTCTGCTTCTTCTTGAACCATGCAACACTGTTCTCAACAGCACGCTCTACGAGGACCTCCTCGAACCTCTCCATCTGCGAATGGAACTTGGCAAGGCGCTCGTTATCCTCCTCTCCACGGAACGAGAAGTCAAGCGAATACTTGGGAGGCGCCGCGCCGGCAGGATCAGTGTATACATTCGTTCCATACGGGCAAACCATCTCAGGGAGCTGAAGATGAAGGGGCTTTCCATCGTACGAGATTCCAATAATCTTTCCACCGTGATCAAGAACACGTGGCGGGCGGAAGTCAATCTTCTCAGGGTTAAAGTCCGTCTTAATGCTGCGACCGTTGTCTCGGGTGATTACGTAAGCCATTGCTTTTGTTGGTGCTGTACTGTAACAGGTATAGGGTATGTTGTCCTTAAGCCCTTGTCATATCCCGCGTCAATTTGCTCTAGCGTCACCAACCAGTAGTGGAAACGCCTTAAACCAGTCAGTGTATTAAGTAGTAGTCGACAATGAACACACCTCCTCGTGATAATGATGCACCTCTTACACCGGAACTAGTTCCCACACCAAGGAATCATCGTAACTTATTCCCAGTACCGCCTGATACGCCATATATTCCACGTAGTCACCAGCGAACTTCACGACGGCCAACAATTCGAAATGATACACGTATTCATAAACGAAAGATTGTGAAGGAGAAAATCCAGGGAGAAACTACTGTGACATCGAACCATCTTATTCGATTTTTAATATTCGGGGAGCGAAAGTTGGCGTTAACGGTAATTCGCAAGGATGCTCTTCAATATACACTATTGTCAATGAAACAGAAGGTTCCAAAATCCTCTAGTCTTGTTCGTCTTCTAGATTCTCTATCGTCGACATATGGATATGAGACAATCAAGACAAGGGTGATTCGAAAGCTCATACTTATTCAGAGACATATTCGTATTTTCATACGTAACCGACTGGCTAGATTGAGAGGACCAGGGTTCCCTGTAACACGATGTGTAAATGATGATTGTCCGTATTCTCTAGAAGCACTAAGCGATATTCCAGATGATAAAATAATGACTTGGAGGGAACCATTTCACGGCGTTCCATCCAAAATATATGGATGTGATGTTGAGATGATGATAGAATCTCTCCGGAGAGATATCCGCAATGTTCATATTAGAAGACTTGAAAACCCGCGTACAAATCTCGGAGACAGAATGGTGGGAATCCTAAATCCTTTTACGCGCGAGGGACTTACTGTAGATGTAATCCGCAGATGCAATGAGTATACACTCCTTAAAAAACAGACACCTCTTTATGGAACACCTACTCATGTAAGACAGACGTCTCGTCGTAATACGAGTATATCCCATGACCTATTCCAAAATCCTCTCAGTAGACGCCGAAACTCTAGGAGAGGTATTGGGACGCGACGTCTACGTAACATGGTTGATAGCGACGATGATATTGATGATGAAGTCTTTATGGCAAACGAAAGACGAACGTCTTTTGATGATAACCCACTATTGAATATTAATGTAGTATCTCCTCATCTATTTGAACGTTCACATACAAGAGCCATCCATAAGCTCGAAAGTCTTATTCCAATCGCAGAGGCAGTCTCTGAGGCATTTCGTGACCTTGAGTTTTATACGCAGGAAACGATGTTTACGAGACCAATCATTGATATGATTAGCTTATTGAGAAGTACGGCAGATGGTGTTAGTGTTGATGTTCTCGAAGATGCAGTTAGATATCTCGTAGAGCATGTATGTCCTCTTATCCAGGCACTAACTGTTGGAACAAACTACGCAGCAATCACATCAGTAGTGTCTCGTATATCGTCAAATAGCAATCGAGCAATGACATCCACTCTGAGAACACGGATTCGCCATGTACTGCGTATGTTTAGCATGGGTAATCTGGAACATATGTCTATGGCCGTTCGTAATGCTGTGTATTCGTCACGAGGGAGGGAACTTTTATATGTAACGCATATATTAAGCATTGCCGATATAGTGTATCGTACGATGGGTGGTATTTTACTTCTAGCACATCCACCACTCAGAGATTTCATTGATTTGATTTCAGAAGATGATCGCAAGAGTTTTGCTATTATATTTATTGGTTCATTCTTTGAAGCCGAATATCTCGGTGATGAGTTCTCTTGGGCACGGTTCCGTGAGTGAGATGGAACGTGGGTACATTGCGCATTGAACAGGCCTAAGACACACTCGCTATACGAGTATACAGAACCCCGGACGCGTTTAAATCATGCCCCGAAAGACCGCTACCCAAACAGAGACGACTATGCCTGCTGCCAAGAAGACCACTGCCCGCCGTGTACGCCGCACCAAGGATGCCGCTGCTACTCCCGCTGCCACCGAGGCTGCGACGAACCCCCGCGACGCTGCCCCCGCCGCCGCTGAGGCGCCCGTAGAGGTGTCCCCCGCCCTTGTTGAGGCGAACGAGCTCATCGCTGAGCTGACTGGTATTGTTGACACCCTCAAGGCCGAGAACACCCGCCTCCGCGAGGCGAACAAGACGGTGATGGCGTCGGTTGAGGCCACCGTGAAGAAGGCCGTGAAGTACGTGCGCAAGGCCACCAAGGGCAAGCGCCCCAAGCGCAAGGCCAGCCCGAACAGCGGCTTCCAGAAGCCGGTTGCCGTGACGGACGAGCTGTGCAACTTCCTCAACAAGCCCACGGGCACGCTCATCAGCCGCACGGACGTTGGCAAGAGCATCCGCGAGTACATCAAGGCCCACGACCTCCAGAACCCCGCTGACCGCCGCGAGATTCGCCCCGACAACAACCTGACGCGCCTGCTCCGTCTCAACCCGGCCGCCCTCAAGGACGAGCCCCTCACGTACTTCAACCTCAACGGCAAGATGAACCACCTGTTCGTCAAGGCCTGAGTTCCATTCGTTTAAAATCTGTATTTTTGGAAGAAACGAGATTCGTTTTTTTCAAATGTAAAGTATAGCTATTATGGTTGAACATACTGGTGAAGGCCGTAAGAAGCATTCGCGTACGATGCGCCGCAAGCATCACGCCAAGAAGCACACGAAGAAGCACACGAAGAAGCACCACGCCAAGAAGCACACGAAGAGCCATTCCAAGCGGAAGACTCACAGCCGACGCCACTCGCGCAAGTGAACCCTGAGTAGAATATGTTTATCTGGTGAAGATGTATCACATTTTCAACAGTTATTTACGTTTAGTTAGATATGGCTGACGCGTTTCCCCCACGCACGCCTGTAAATAAGATAGCAGATACACCATTAACACCGCCAGGTGCACCTTCACATGATTCAGCAACAAATGATGGGAAGCAACCCCCATCTCCCCTGCGAATGCGTTCTATGGAAAATGTATCATTGACTCCTGCTAAGCCTGGGGCTCGGGGGTCGGAGGGGAGAAAGAGACCACGTGCCTCCAAAAAACACCGCGCCCGTACTCACCGGGGGAGCTCTGCCAGTCGCCACCACAAACGCGGAACCCAGTCGCGACGGAAGGCACGTCAAACAACCAAGAGACGTCGGTCCTCCAAGGGTCGTCGTTGAGCTTATAGACGATTTCACCACCACTCATATCCAGCACCCTGTACTCCGCCTGCGGCACTAGTCGTACACGAAGTCCAATCGCACCAATCGTTTCAGTACCACCAAGAGGAACCCTAACGGGCCAGCCATCATACTCAACCTTTACGGACTGGGTACGGTCTTCCAGTAGTTTCCAAGGGACACGTATACGTAATACCTCCTGGTTTTTTGATTCTCCTCGCTTATTTTCACCACCCAGCAGCCGTTTCCCCCAACGACCCGCCCAGTCTACCCACTTCTCAATCTCCTCCCATACCTCCGCGTTTGCCGCCATCTCCGCCTCCGCATCTGGGTCGCCGTCCATTATATCACGAAGCGACTCGTACGCCGAACGCAACTCTTGAAACTGTTCACGGTCTCCCCCTTTATCTGGGTGAAGTCGCCTCGCCTTCTTCAAGAAAGCAGAGCGAATCTCTTCCCACGACGCACCCCTTTCTACTCCGAGGATGTCCCAGGGATTCTTTCGCGTCGGTTTGTCAGATGATGATTCTGTATCCATTCCCAAGCCTTCCTTAATACTGTTATTTCTTGGTAGCACGACTTAAGCAAGTCCGCATATCTACACCACGCAATCGCCAGCGATTTCCGCGGTGCCGATTTAGGAATATAAAGAGGCATCATAGATTCGAACATCGCATCTAAAACTCTGTATGCTGGAATATCCGCAAGCCAAGCGTTCTTTACCTGGTCCCATGCAACAGGAGAATCCGGTTCAGCATCTAGGTACAATACACCACAATCCCATCGGTCCTCCTTTTCTGGCACCATTACCACACAACGACTCTCCAGAGAACGCTCCAGATATGTATCTGCAGCACACGTGAGAACGTACCGAGCTGATTGATGGTCGTCTTCCAATCTCGCACGTAGTACCATTTGTACTTGACTGGGAGCAGTATCCACCGCACATAATACAATCAGTTTTACAGTTAAACACGATGCAGCGTCAGTTAACGCAGATCTCGCTGAAAATGTCGTCAACAACGCATTCCACCATTTATCAGACCGTGTCCTATATGGTGATACCCATATCTGTATACCCCATGGCCACCTGATAACCTTCGCAGTCTTAGATGTGTTAAATCCCGGTACGACTATTTCTTCTTCACGAGGACGTACACCGACATATGTATTATTTAAAATACCCTTCTGGATGTAACGGATCGCTTCTTCCGATCGAGTACAACCACGTAACAAAATATTTGGTGGATTTCGCTTTGAAATCGCCATATTGAACTGTCCTTGTGTATAACTTATCGTTACTGAGGATTAGACCAGGAACATTACAATATTAATCAACGTCATTACAAGCATCACACCAATCGTCACGGCATTTCCTCGGGCCGATGGGCTCAGCGCGATTGGAAATACAAGCATCGTCGCAACAAGAAGCCATACGATACAACTCACCAGGATTGGCGCCATAAGGTTGGAAGATACTGCCATCTATTATACAGATGGTTTCGGTACATTCAAAATCGTCTTGAACCCAATACCAGTAAACACTACACCAGCTATCACCAGAATAAACATCAACATACTGGACACCATCCATTCCATATTCATAAAGCGACCACCCAAGAACCTGAATACAAGAAGTGCGAAGAACACAACCGTACCAATCGGGATTACACCGTGCCATAACATTTTGTACAGGTCCTCGCGTTTCTGTTTGTTACCCAGTATCGGTGGAAGACGCGTCATCAACACAAAACTCACAATGATTGCCGAGAATATTGGAGCATATACCGATAACATTCCACTTGACCCAGATATAGCATTATCGAGCAATACATCCTTGTAGTTGCTCGTCGACATATTTACGACAGGCGCACCAGGGAACCATTGCATCTTCCCACCCAGATACGACAGGTATAACAGAAGGAACCCTACCAATGAACTCAGGGATATGAGGATTAACAGACCAATCGTTGCCTGATAACCAGATGATGTCTGCGGATTCTCGTCAGTGGAAATCGTACCCATTATCCTTTCTACTACTATCTCGTATTGGGAGAGTTTGAACGTTTCTGTCTACGTAAAACAGATGGAGAGTTGTTCAAATACTGCCTCACGGGGAAAGACGTTTCACTCTTCCAAAGAAACAATGCGGGATTCTTGTTTCTCTACGGAATCCCTTGTCCGCATTGCGCAGACATATAATCGTCTACATCCGACGTCTCATAGTGTGATTCCAGATGATGTTATTACAAAAGCGTCGAGCAAACGACATACGAAACGGGCAAGGATGCAACTTGTAAAGGCAGTTAGGACAGCATTCCTTGACCAATGTTCCAAGAGTCTGCTTCCTCATCACCACGACTCGTGTATACTTCAAACGAAGGTCGGTGAGACTCTTGTTCATTCTCTTCCTGATGAAGAGGCATCCGCGCCACCCCCAAAAGCTCCCAATAACGAACTCCTTAAGAACAAACCGTGGAATACATATGAAGTAAATGAGGCAATGGCTCACGTTGAACGGAAACATCCCCATTTTATATTCCTTGAAACCACTCCCATTGACTTTGCGTCCACAGATGATCTCGGCAGATGTACTGTGAGCGAGTTATGCCGCTTTGACATCCGGAATGTTGTAAAACGTGGAAAGACGGCGTTCGGTATCGTATTCAATACTCATACACACGACAAACCAGGTGGTCACTGGATATGTGTGTATTGTTGCTTACTTACGGGACGGATGTGTTATTATGACAGTTATGGTTTCCTTCCGGAGAATGAGATTATAGAGTTTATGCGGAGTGTAGCCTCACAGTACCAACGGATGTATGGTAAAAAGATGACGTTGTTGTACAATGATTATCCAAACCAGACAGGTGGGATAGAATGTGGGACATTTTGTATTGTCTTTCTTGATTTTATGGCAACACACGGTGATTTACGAAAAGCGGTCACGACAATCCGTGACTCAAAAAACGTAAATAACTTACGGCGGTGGATACTATCTCCTTCGTTCAGTGATGCGTAAGAATGCGCAGTTGAGCTCTGGTTGTGTATGTAGTAATAGACTCAATGTCTTCAAAGGTTGTCGATATTATCCGAGAATACGTTCTACAAACTCTCGCACAACAGGGCTCGATCCCATATCGTATCACACAGACGCAGTTTCGCGCAGCGACGGACTCTGTTATTCAGTGCCTTGAATCAGCATCCAGGAACAGAGATGCGTCCCCACGAGTAGTACAAAGGGAGGCTACAATGCTTGCTCTCCAGACCATCCCTCGTGCTATCGCAGACGCATCTGTACAGCTGGATGATGGACCCTCTCCTCCTCCAACAGGGTCAGCAGACACCCAGCCAGCTGAGGACGAGACGTCTATTGATGACCTAGTACAGAGAGAGCTGGCTCGTAGACAGGAACAAGATGCTGCAATGGGTGTTACTCCTCCAACCCAGCCAGCCAGCGAGACACCCCCTAATACACGTGAACAGGACACCTCTTACTCATTGCCACCAAGGGAGATGCCTATACTATCTCCGCCTCAACCAGCCAGCCAGCCAGCTGTACCTCTCACTTCGCAACCGGAGATAGATGTCCCTCCACCAAGACTTGCTATGGAGTCATCCTCTATCTTACCATTCAATAGCCAGCCAGCCAGCCAACAACATACCTTACCATCACACACGATAGCCATCCCTCACAATCCCGAAGAGTCATCTCCCATTCGCATACGCTACACACCCAGCCAGCCAGTTAATCAGGTAGACAGAGTTGTTATGCCCACATGGGTTCGTGGGGAAGATACCCCATTTGTAATCTGCTCCATTGCCGGAACAGATATATTCCTATTCCCATCATCTTCTGACAAGCGTATTCTCATTCCAAGACCACATTCCATACCCGAACACTCTATATCAGGCGAAATGATGTTCACTTTCCGTACTCCCGATGGAGAACTCATTGGCACTGATTTCACCCGAACGGATACCATTGAGATTTCATCGAATATTGTACAATACACAAATGGACATCAACCCACCCAGTCAGACATACTGAAATCACTGTCGGGTGTTCGCGTCAAATTCCGCGATGATGACGAATATCGTCAACGTGTATATCCAGTGGATGATACTGGATTGAAGATTGTGGTTCCGTCTCCTGACAACGAATCACCGATTGAATCTGCCATCGGCAACCTTCGGTCACCGTGGGCGATTTCTATATTCATTACATACTAAACACTGTCCTCTCTCCTCCCCATTTCAGTGTATACATTTCGGTGTGAACCATCACTCTTTGTTTCTATCATAGTATATTGCCCCGACTTCGAGGCTGGTTGTACAAACCTCCTGAAGAATGGTCCACCTGAATAACGAACATCTGGGGCTCCTATCGTTCGGCGCATCCCTTCTTCCCACTTTTCTCTGGCAAACGCCTCCGGTACAAATCTTCCTGTTGCCTCTGCTCTCTGATTGAGACCAGCGATGACATCTTCAACATTTCCATTCTGGAAAATATACACAAGTACGTGGTCAAATGCTTCGCGTGTTGGGAGGTATACGTTTGTATGATAATATTCCGGGTTCTGCCACAACGACTCAAATACGAACGAATACTTATTCTTGATACACATATCCAATATTTCATCCACTCCATCACGTACCATCTTGCGGATTACACGATTGCCGACCACATTTGGGTTGATGACTACCGTACCATCAGGGGAAGCGGCGGCTGTGCGTTCACGTAGATGTTTCACGTAGAATGGGTTACGGAACAGTAGTTCATCTGGATCAATGCGCACAAATGCCTTCAAATTAGGAAGAGTTGTTCCCGCGTAAACCTCCTGCGTATCCACATACGCATTCTCCAGTATGCTGGATTTACCTGACCCTGGGTGACCAATAGAGAAGACTGCGATACCATCTGTGTTCATACATCTTGGAATGAGGTCCCACATCGCGGCGTCCATCATCTGGGTCATAGCGGCCTGGTACTCAGCCGGTGATGGCTCAAGAGTATACTCTTCTTCACGGAATACATACCTTAGTGTCGTACGTGGTCCTACAGCTGGCTTTGGGACTGCTACCGCTGCTCCAACGGGGACAACAGCGGCGGCTGATGCCGATGCCGAGGCGGCCGCTGCCGCGGGTTCCTCCTCGGCTACTTCGGCTGGCTTACCATCTTCAGCACCATCACCATAGATATCCCTGTACAATACGATCCTGTCTATGCCATCCACCGAGGTTGACATTTCACCAATCGCATCCACATACCCAGTCATTATCGGGTCAATGTCATACGCAATACGGGTGTCTGGGTCGTATACTACTACAGCAGACCCACGCGGGTGTTCTACTCCATCACGGTCCTTGTAAACCAGATGTGCTTCAATGTCAATCAAACCACGGAGACGTCTCGCACGAATAATACGCAGGTCATCCTTGTCATCCGCAAAAGACGGTGTAGCCAGCTCACGGATGTCACCACGAGGGGCCACGTAGCATTCCGTAGGGAGCATATCATTCTTCTTCGCGTGAAGAGCACAGTCTACAGCAACCGAACGCATCAGTCGTAAGAACGCATCAATCACCCGCTGCTTCCGTGATGCCAGTTCAAAAATATACTCATCCGTCGTCTCCCCATTGTCGCGAACCACCAAATCACTCGTCCCTCCCTCCGCGAGTTGAGACTCCGAAAATGTTGACAAATACGCATACCGTTCTACATTCCGCTGGTCCGCCGGCAGAAGCGCGTGAGAACATATACGTACAGCACGACCAAATACCTGTTCTTCTCTCGCACGGTTCCAATATGGCTCCAGGATGTGAACCTGGCGAATACCGCGAAGGTCAAGACCCTCAGCACCTGCGCCCGTAATCATCATCGCCTTCACCATCTGGCCACGCAGATTATCCGTTCCATCTCCCTTGATCTTCTCCTCGCCACCAAGTATCTCCGTAATATCACCCCGCAGCTTTGGTGGGAGACGCGATATCTCTCCCCGGAACAACGACACGATTACAGAGCGTTTTACCTCGTCTACATCGCCTGAATATATGATGTACTTCGGGGCCTTGATAAACGCCTCCCGCTCTTCTGGTAATCCTTCCGTTTGTACCATCCGTTCCACACGGAGCGTAGACTTTTCATCTACACGCCCCTCCGCGGCAGCACGCTTCCCACGGATACCCTCGCGAACAGCACCACCACGCTCCGTCGCCTCGTACACCAGATTCATCGGGGCATATCCAATCTTCTCAAGGAATACTCCAACACCATCCAGTCCTTCCATATGGAGGTAGTTACTGTATATCAATACCAGGCCATCCGTCATCTGGATCCGGTCCATCATCGCAACCATCTTCGGGGAATACTTACGAAGATTATGAATGCGAGCATCTACATCAGGGTCATTCAGGGCTGGGTGTTCACGCAAGGATTCAATCGCCACCCTGCTCTCTTCCGCATACGCATCTATTACACGTTTGCTGTTGATAGTCTTCTCACCTAGGCGCTTCTTGATAGCATTCATCGTCGGTCTCTCAATAGACTCCGGGAATACCATATTACAGATAGGACGCGTGATTACACGGGCACCGAACTCATCATCATCTTCTGACTTTCCGGGTCCCTTCTTACCACCACTCTTCATCCGCGCAGTATCTTCGCGAACAATCTCTTCTTTGCGCATTGACGCATAAATATTAAACTGCTCTTCGCTCATAGGGACTCGTATTACCTGAATCGGCGGAGCATCTGGCAGCAGATGTAAATCTGCTCCCCGGTAATAACTCACTTTCCCAAGAAGACGCCGAGCCAGCTCTTCACGTCTCGCTATTATCTCGTCACCCTCTGCGTCTCTTGCTCCTGGGGCAGTATACATACTCAGGAAGACGTCTTCTTGCTCTGGAAGCCAGTCATCGTGCTCAACTCGTACATCACTGGGGCGCTGAAGGATGACGACCCCCTTGGCACGAAGACGCTCTGCGAAAGGACGTCTCCACCCAGTCTCATCCTCTGGGTCTCCGTGTCCCTCCCAGTCTGGCTCGTATACAACACCAGTGTACCTGCCCTCACTATCGTATACACTCCTGAACCCAGCTGGATGGCGAACCACCACGAGTTCGTTACCTCCACCACGGCGCTTTGAAGGACGCAACTGCGTGAAACGTACGACTGGGTCGTTTAACACATCACGGGTCACCGCCTCATCTGTACGTTCCGCTGGGCTACGAGCATCCGTAAATGTGACCTTGAATATGTGAAGGAACTGCTTACCATGGAGCATATTCGCGATGAGCGCGACTTCGTACGGGGCGTTCACAATGGGAGTACCGGATAAGGCAACCACCTTGGCATTCTTTGCGTCGCGGATCTTGTTGTACAGAGCGAGACCAACCGGAGATAAGTTTCTCCGCATACTGATGATGCGATGGAACTCGTCACATACGATGACTGCGTTATCCAGATTGATGTCTTCTACGTACAGGCGCGACCTCACAACCGAAGAAGCCTTCTTATCTTTATCGGCAGAGTCCTTCTTTTTGCGGGAGTTACGCGACGAGAGACCGTTGGACGAATACATCGTGATACGAGAGAAGATAGTTCTCACAATCTGCGCGTCTAGTTTCTTGCGGTCTTCCCTGCTGAGTGAAGGCCGAGGGACACCACCCTTAGATTCATCTCCATCCAGTTCAAATACACCGCCATTCTTCTGGATAATATCCTCTGGGACACCAAGAGTGATATACGTCTTCTTGATTTCCCCGGCGTCACCACCTCCAATCGCCCTGAATCTCCAATGGCGTGCCCCGCCGAGATAGCCATTTCCAAAGAACGCCGGAACGAACTTCTCCAGTTGGCGACGGTAGTTATCCTTGAGGGACGCTGGTAAAATCACAATAATCCTCCTAGAATCCAGGCACGATTCGATCATCCCGATACTCGTTGCCGTCTTTCCTGAACCCAAACCGTGGTATACGAGCACACCCCTCTCAGGAGTTCGCGAACGCATATACCGCTTCAAGAAGTCTTGATAGATGAACGACGACACTGAATCATCTCCATCTTCGCCCCTAGCACACGCTTCCGCCATATCAATCTCCTTATCTGGGTCATACGCAGCACGCTCCTCTGGTGTCTGCGCCGCCAACATACTCGTGACTAGACGGGATAACAATCCAGGTGCCCCTCGCTCCTCTGGGTTCTGGCGTACCATACTCAGTACATCACCCCCAGTATAAGGGGCAGGAGTCCCATCTTCGTAAAAAAGACGAGGTGCCATAGACCCAGCCCCAACATCTTTCTTCTGGAGTCTATCCTCGTCGGTGATATCACGACGGAGGTTAAGAGCGGGAACGACACCACTTGGGACAACCCAGCCAGCCTCCGACTTCTCAGCAAGGTCCTTTGTTGATTCAGTTAGACCATCTATGCGAACCGATTGTACGGATACTTCCTCTTCCGAGGGTACCGTTTCAGGTTGAAAACTGTCCGCTGCCGCCATTCTTCTACTCTACACACGAAACCCGAGAACTTTATTACGCGCTCCTCATCATTTCCAATGCCTTCTTACTCGCAATCTGTTCTGCCACCTTCTTTACCCGTGCTTCACCAGTTGCGAGAACACTCCCATCTGGATTTAGTACACCCATAGTAAACGTTCTATCGTGAGGAGGACCCTTGACAGATACCACCTTGTACGTGGGGGGTGTTCCGTGGGCTGACTGGAAGGCTCGTAGAAGCTGGTCTTTGTAGTTATAGTCCTCCGATATGATGGAGGCAAAGTCAAGATGTTCCTCCATAATCCTTACGATAAACGCCTGAGCATACCGGAATGCATCATAGCCTCTGCTTTCATACTCTTTGTACACTGCTCCAATCCAGGCTTCCATCATTCCACCAAGGATCTTTAGGTTCTTCCTGCCATTACAACGCTCTTCAACATGGCGACTAATAATCATCCACTTCTGGAGACCCATCGTTTTAACAAGAATGCCAAGGGTCTTATTGTTAACCAGTTTCGTACGAAGGCGCGTGTAAAATCCCTCTGACTGCCCAGGGTACCTCTCATACAAATATAAGGCAATCGCACATCCCAGAATGGAATCCCCGATAAACTCAAGACGCTCGTTATCCTCTTCGCAAAGGTCAAGACAGTCCTTGGGACGAGGAACGGGCTCCATCAACGTATCACCATGCACATCTGGGTCACGCTTACTATAACTCTTATGTACGCACGCCCGCTGGAAATACTCAGGAGTACGAGGAGGGTCGTGGATTCCATATGTACGGAGAATACTGCGAATCACGCCAGCGGGAATAACCCGATTACGTGAGTTCCAAGGGTTGTAGGTATCACTATGCTTTTGCGACATATCGTGGTATTGTGTATCGTATATACATATCCAGATTGTTAGGTCAATTTACAACATCGGGTGATTTGTGACGTGCACAGATGTACATGTCTTCAATCCCAGGATTATAGGATTCACGTACATTTGGTTCACTTGGTTCACTTGGTTCACTTGGTTCACTTGGTTCACTTGGTTCACTTTGTTCACTCGGGATTCTTGAACGTCCTTCTTCAGGGTACAATAGTTGTACCAGTTGTTGAACAACCTTCTTTGCAAGACGACGATTATTAATACGTAAAGTCTCCAGTGAAGCTATGAACTCGGCTTTTGCATGTATTCTTGTATAACAAATGATTCCACCTGGAGTTAATGATTCAAAATGAGATACTATATGTGACGAAGTTTTATTACTCACACCCTGTAATGCCGTCAACATAGACGTCCATACAGAACCCCCGTCGCGTTTTGTATTTTTTTGTATACTCGGCATCAAATCTGCGTGACCAGCACACCCTTCACTTCCACCACTCCCAATAGGACAAAACTCGGGCTTGGCATCCAGTTGCTTACATATGCTTTGAATCAACATCGCGGTTCCCTTGACATTTCGCGTCGTGATAACGGGAATACGATACCGAAGTTGGATGGTATTTAAGAGACTACGTATCGTACCAATCGTAACACGTCCATTGACTCGCTGAGCATTGTTATCACTCAAAAATCCCTCCAGAATATACGCAACCGCTGTTGATGGTTCGCGCTGGAGAACTCCCAATAATCTGTCCTTTTGACTCTTGAATCTACCGTCACGAAGAGATGCAGCAAGGTCTGGTAATGTTTTTCGTTCAAACAAAAACCGTTGACCATTTGGTCCAATAATATCAACATCACCAATGTCAAGTGGTTTTGAAATATGCACCAAATCAATCCCTCTTAATGTATCTATTAGAGTGTGTTCCCTATTATCAATATACACTCGCATATCACCCTAACCTAATGTTACTCATAATCGCGAATGGTTAGACCAACCGGGAATCTGGGAATACCCCCTTCCGTGAGATTCTGGAATCGTACTGTCAGCATATTTCCAATATACGACTCACGGTTCTCCCACCAGATGCGCCTCTGCTCCATTGACCCTCTGGGTCGTACGCTGAATGTTTGCGGCTCCGTACCAGGAGCATCACCAGCACCAGATGCGACAGGCAGTGTTTCTACAGTCCAGATAACCGTACCAATGTCCTTACCAACACCCTGCGTCGCACCTACAATACGATACTCCTCCGTCTGGAAGTCCTTGCGCTTCAACAGGTCACGCGACCGAAGGCGAATCTTATACGGCGCGTACGGTGACCTATACATAGTTCCCTCGTGTCCCTCCGCCACGAACTTCTCGTGGATAGCGTCTGCCTCTTCCTGGTTAGACAGCAGGTGGGTTGATACAATCACGATGGGAAGTGTATCGGTATCCTTGAATGAGGCGAGTGTCTCTTGAACAAACCTGTTTCTCCAAGTGAAATCCAGTGATTCCTCTCCGCGACGGAAGGCATCAAATACGTGATACTGTACAACTCGTGCCTCTTCCGGAGAGTGATGGTCCCGCACAGACTTCCGCACAATACTGGTAATCTCTTCAAACGACTTCTCCGGGGTGAACAGTTCTCCGTCTAGAACTGTCCCGTCTGGGAGTACACCATCCAGTGCCTCACGAATGTGGTCCATAAATAACACTGGCTTGCCTGTACGAGTTGTCATACGGAGACCATCGGGAGTGCTCTCCACCACCATACGTACACCATCCAGCTTCGGCTGGGCATAACAAGGGAAGTCGAGGGGCTTCTTCTGCTTATGGTAATCGTGTGCTAGCATCGGCAGAACTACGTCTCCGGTAATCTTGCCCCTCGTTGCCTCCTCTGGAGAGTAACCCTCCCTTGCCTTCTTTGTAGCGATGCTCTTTGCCTCGGCGATTGCCTGCTCAAGAGGGGTCGTTTCATTCTTCTTACCGATATTCTTGCCCTCGTGAATCACACGGGTCGTTCCAGTGTGCTTTCCACCCATCGTTCCGTGCTCTCGATGAATGACACCCTCGCCACCTTCACCTGTCTTTCTTGGATTGCCCGACACCCAGATGCGCCATACACGGGTCTCACCGCGTGCCCCCTTTTGGTACAGCGTCTGGGAGTAATACTCTCCATCTGCGTGGGTAGTCCTCGTGTTATCCATCGTATACTTTGCGTGTGTTGTTCCATTTAGATTACAAACGAGGGTCTCAATTCACCAGCGTTATGCGTTTAATATAATGCCCCAATACGGACTAAATATGTCCTAAAACGAACGAATATACATATAATATATTAAATGCCATACTTAAAAAGAACAGAGCAAGGCTCATATGAAAAACAAATACGTATTAACGGTGAGGCATATATAATAACTATACCATCGTCAATATGGGAAGGAGACTCAATAAGGGTAAGTAGACATATAAAATATTGTATTAATCAAATACGCAAGGGCAAAGAACCGAATGTAAAATATGGAAAAATACAGAAAATACAAAATATTTCAGAATCGTTATTGTGTGAAATATGTAATAAGCATTATAAATCAAGATCTGGATTATTACGTCACATTAAACAATATCACAGTGAAGAAACACCAGAAATAAATGAAAGGACAATCTCAACTCAGACGGATGACATATCTGTTTTTGAAATCGATGAATATGAGACGATTGATCCCAGTGAATCCATTGGATATGTATACTGCTTTAGTTGCGAGTCTATGCCTGGCATATACAAGATAGGTATGACAACACGCAATGTTGAAGACAGACTCGTGGAAGCAAATAAACCAAGTACTTGGAAAATACCAGATGACTACAAACATATACTCTCCAAACGAGTGTGTAACCCATACAAAAAGGAACAACTTATCCATAAACTCCTTAAAGATTACCGTGTTACACAACGACGTGAGTTCTTCAAACTACCACTTGTACAAATCAAATGCTTATTCGCTTTGTTGACGGAGGCTTCAACGGATGAATCCACTGAATAGTACAAAAGTGACACAATGGATGTTTATTTTTGTGTTTTTAACATAAAAGTAAATCCCAAATCACGTTTTTGAAACTGGGGATCAAAATATTGGAGAGGTGTGTGTGCTCTGGAGGATTCACCGCAATACGACCATTTTAACCACAACACCACATAAATAACAACAACACAACCATCAGTAACAACAATACAACCGAAAATGTCAAATACACAACCAATCTCAAAAAATAAAAAATATTAAAGCAAAAGTTAATCCAAAAACACGTTTTTGATTTTGAAGATCAAAATAACTAAGCAATGTATGTGTAAGTGTGGACTCACCACAATACAACTATATTTACAGGAACACAACATTTATCACCACAACACAACATTATTTACATCAATACAACCAAATGATTTAAGTTCTCCACATAATATAGAATAGATGCCACGTTTTCAACTTATGGATTGTGGAAATTATGTAAAGTTATTCAAAATAAATGACATACAATATAAAGCAGTCGTCACACCAGAGATATGGGAGTCGACGAATGTCACAAAAATAAGTCAAAATATATGTTACTATATACGTAGTAAACGGCTAGGAAAAGACCCAAGATTCAAATATGGAGTTGTTCAGGAAACTACACAAACAAGTACTGAACATAGATGCGAACAATGTGAAAAAACATATAAATCTAGGTGGGGGTTACTCCGTCACATCAAGGCAAAGCATCCAGTAACTGATATAGTCCCAACAGAACCAGCAGAAGCGCCAATGACAATATCAACAACCAATAACATTGAGAATCAAACAAACAATAATACAACAATCAACAATATCCAGCAGAACATCATCATTCGTCCATTTGGGAAGGAGGATCCAAAATGGATAACGGAGAAGGTGATACTCGATGCGTTGCGTAATATACCAGGAGCGATAATGAACCTCGTGAAAGAGAAGCATTTTAACGAACGTTTCCCAGAAAATCGCAACGTTGAAATGTGTAGTGAGTTTAGAAACCGTTATTTATCAGTACAAGACGAAGGTCGTAGGCGTATAGGTGACAAGAAGAATATCTTTATGAAAATGTGTGATAATGCATGCGATGCCGTTACGAATACGTTGGAATCATACAGTGAGCCAGTTGACAGTGATGAATCAGAAGATGAAGATGAGGATCCAGAAGGGCGACGATGTCGTTTGGTTGCGAATCGTCTCCGCCAAAGCACCCATATGTCATCAGTGGTGGATAGGTACATTGATAAATGGCAAGACTATGTATCGAACGTAGAACCGGATCAAGTATTAAAAGACGCTGACCATTATATCACGATGCTACTTCTGGATCTGAAGCTGGCTTTGGCACACGAAGAAGAGATGCGCAACGAGAGAGAAGTGGTGGGATGAGAGGCTAACAAGCAGACCAATGTGGTCTGTCTGCTGGCTGGATACGTATGTTTACTGAGACATATACCATCCCTTGGAGATATACGGCAGGGAGTCATCAGCACCGGGCTGAGCAATGAGTGTCTTGTTCGGTGGAACCGCAGCGGCATCAGCCGCCTCCACTGGGTTCAGCGAGTAGGAATGGTACGTTAAGTCGCTAATCATTCCACCGAAACCACCACCGGGTGCTACGACAAGAGGGCCGTAGTTCTGGTTCAGCACACCCGCAAACGTGATAGTCTTGGCAAGACGCCCGTTGATGTACAGTTTACCCATCCCACGCTCCACGGTAAGTACGCAGTGGAACCATTTGGAAATCGGCACATTCTCAACTTCAATGACCTCCGTCTCGTTGGTGTACGTGTTGAACCTCGCCTGGAGAACATTTTCGCCACTGGCCTTGGTGAATACGACTACCGATGGGCAGAATGTCCTCGGTGTTCCCTGGTTCATAGGCTTGGGATACCCCTTCATAAAGACATCCTGGGGGTCTGATGCGGCACCGAACTGGTTCACCATCATCCACCACGTGTATGTGAACTCGGCACCCCCGGCGCGGTTCCGCGAACGAGGAAGCATCTTGGAACCCTTAACATCTGGGTTCTGGTGGAACTGTGTTGTGTGGTTTCCCTGAAGAGCACCATTGAATAACCGCACGGTAGTTTTATCAGGGGAATATACGACAAACATCAGTACGACAATGCCGATAAGAAATAATCCTAACAGCATCAATCCTTGTACGACAGGGCTTTCAAGTAGTTCAGCCATCTATGATAAACTCCAGAATACTCTCTAAAGCGAAATGCTATACGTGCTGTCCTTGCCGGAATCGTTGAATACAAACTGAATCTTCTTAACCCCGAAGATGGCATCCAGAAGGCCAGTAGACGACGCACCGGGTCCCGCGTGGTAGAGGGAGTTAATCTCATCCGCGCTCATTGTCTTGCTGCGGAAAAGAATGCCAGACAGTTTGCCGCCGAACACGTCCTTCTCCGGGAGGATCTGGAGGGGAGCAGACCCGGGGCTCGCGAGGGGACCATTACCGCCTGGTACAGAGCAACCGCGGAACAGGCGACCATTCAGATAAACATTGACGCCATTTGACAACACATTGACCGCCAGATGCGACCACCGCTGAACGGGCACATTCGGGATCTGACACTTCATTATCTTGTTACCACCAGCGGGGGTCTGGTACGCGAAACCTACAACCATCGTGTTGGTCTTAGCGTCCAGGTATACTTCCGGGTTTACAGACGTCCCCCACCCGCGGTTCATCAGTATTTTGTTCTTACCAAATCCTGTCTGGTAGTCGTTGATGTAGAACCACATGGCGAACGAATAGTCGCTGTATCCAGCAAGTTTGTCCATCTTCGTGGCAGGTACGAGAATCTGGTTTGGATTGTGTACGGCATCGATCTCTCCCCGATGAACGTACTCAGTTGATACATCCGACCCCACAAACAGGTACGAAAGGTAATACACCGCAACCGTGGCGATGATAATCACTGCGACGGTAACAAGAAGTGTGACGGTATCAGTGGCCATTCTATCTATTCACCGAGGGTAAAAGTCATAGAAGGGATTGTGGGGTCTCAAGCATTTGCCTTTTCAATGATGTCTGTATTAGAATCAGCAACCTTTACACCCGAACTGTATCCAAAGAGTCCTCCAAGCATACGAATATACCCGAGTATCGTGTCCGACGTTGTCATCTTCATCCGTGAGTTGTCGGTGGGAATACGTGTATTTTGGAAGGTAGACTCGTTCTCATATTGAATGAGTACGCGTTCATTCGCGCTCATTAAGTCTTCCGCAGATAAGATGCCTTCGTGAACTTGTACCTGATAGATAATCCCCGAGCGAACAACTCCATCCTGGTTGAAAATGTACTGCGATTGTATGGCCGATGTTGGTGGTAGGTTATCGCGAACAACAGACCCGCGGGGTACACCGTTGACAAACACACTTATTTCCTTCTCATTGTGCGCCACAGCAATCTGGCAGAATGTCTGGAGTGGCATCTTACCCACATATACGGGTGATGAGTTGTTGTCCGGAAGAATACGCACACCTAGTGCGCCAGTATTGCTATCAACAACGAGCTCATAGAGGTCATTGCGACGGATAACAGATGTGCCGGCGCTGGTAGACCCAGAGGGGCGGAGATTGTCAATCAGGCAGTAATATACAGCAGTGTGCATGAATGGGTCCTTGTCGGGTAGAGGCGCCACACCTGGGAGAGTCCCCTTCAGTCCATCATCCATTGATATCCTTACCGGTGTTGTCGGGCAATATATGCACGAGTTGGAAGCGTACGTAGCGAGCTGTGGGCCGTATAAAAGATACATGAGCAGCGAAGAAACCCCGACCAGGGCAATAACCGCCCCAATCACTGTTAGAAGTGTGGAGGGAGGGCTCTGCTGCCTCGCGTGGTATATTATGTACGCTCCAACACCTGCGATAATAATACTCACAAACCGGAGCCACAAAATCGTTGTGGTTTCGGTAAATCTGCTAACGTCAAACAAGTTAAGGCCGAACATCTACTTACAACGTGTTGTATCTACGTGTCTAGATTGATGTTCCGATGCTATCTGCTGGGTCGCGAGAGCCTGTATGTCCTTGATGGTAAGGGCTGATGCGTCTCCCCATACCATTAGTGACTGTATCTCGGCATCAACGGCTGGGTATGAGTTCTTGTCCGCCTTGTAACCGATACGTGGGATGATTCCACCGGTAATGCCTCCAAAGAACAGAGACCGAACCGTGATGGATTTACCAAGCACCCCGTTTACATATACTTCAACGGTCGTGTAGTTGGGAGTGGCAGGTCTCGTCCGTAGGAATATGGCAAATGACTTTCTAACTGGAGGTGTCCCAATCGTAACTCGTGTGTCATAGGCGTCACCGGTGGGAATATCCAGCGAGTCACCTGAACCTCCCTCAAAGAAGATTGCCTGTAGAAGGTTACCTTCTGGCATATATCCAATGGTTAACACAGGGTTCCCAACGGATGATGAGCCAGCTGGAACGGAATGGAAATCAACGAGGGGGGCATAGTCCAGTTGAGATGGGGAGTCAGGAGCTGGGTTGGCAACCGTCGTATTGATTGTCATCAGGAATGATGCTCCAAAGTTTGGAGTCGCCGTGGTACCTCCACTCATTGGGATAATCGCCCGAGAGCTGGGTCCAATGTTGGTGGGTATTGCCTGGGGCGTGTTGGGGAACATCTGGATATTCGGTGTGACAGATGGCTGTGGTGGCAAATGTTGTGGTTTGTACCCAGTTACGAAACTGTATAGAGACATGATACCGTATGAAAAGGCATAATATAGTGGTGCGACGATACCGACTTGTATAAGGATCATCGCATAGGTTGATAAGTTGTACCGTGAAGCAACCTGCTTCCCGATAATAAACGCTGTCCCCACCGAGAGAACAAGATTGATAGTTGTTCTAGTGTTAGGAAGGTATTCCATCTATTCTCAGTAGAATATCCTCTCATCTACTGTTTTTTTCCTATGGCAATGTGGGCATAGTGCGCGGAGATTGCTTGGATTATTTGTACCTCCGTGGTCAAGAGCGACAATATGGTCTACTTCGTATGTTTCGTCCAGCATTCTTGAACACGACCCACATTTCCACATCTGGCTCGCGGCAACTTTCTTCTTTAAAAGCGCGCTCACGTTGCGTTTGTATTTCGTGCGTGTTCCCGGGAGACGATGATTACCACCGACAGCACCTGGTCCAACCATCGACACGCGGTTGAGACGTGGGTCATTGTCAATCGAGGCCAGGGACTGGAATATTTTTCCAACGAATCCCTTCTGGAAGAAAAGGAGATACAGTATGATTGACCCACCAAGGAACCATCCGGCTCTCTGTGCTCTTTCAGTGGCCCACTCCCAAGTACCCTGTATCATATCGTGGTTCTGCTCGTAAACATACCACAGGCCCAATAGTATAACAGCGAAAACCCAAAAACGGGGCGTTGGTAATGCCATTCCTCTATCTTACGTACGGGAGACACTTCGGTATGCGTATAGTAGCGCAATCACAAGCACCAAGGTGATAGATGCTGGTACGGCAGCATCCAAGCATTGCTCAAATAAAGTCGGGATACGTCCCCGTACGATACCGTGTTCACGTGCCTTGATTTCTTGTTCAATGCGGTTAAAGGCGTCCTCTTCGGTTAGTACTGGTGCTCCCGTGGCTTGATTTGCGTGATTGTGTGCCCTGATTGTCCAGCGGAGCATATCCACCCGATTATCAAACTTAGGAGGGTCTTGTTTGAGGAACTCCTTATAATGAAGTGCACAGGATGGACACGGGAGGACATTTGCGAGCGATTCATAGAACCGGCGATAATCCTCCTTGTCCTTTTCCGTCAGTTTGTCTGGTGCTGAGTCCGCAATCACGTGAATAACATACCACGTATCTGGTCCCCATAAACGAGTTCCCATCTAAGTTTTAGGCCCTTATTTGGATTAACTTAGAAAACGATGAGTCGGAGTTGGCCAAAATATCCGCCAGGATTACCAATACCGCCATTATACAATATGAGAAGTATTGATGAAGGTATTCCACCACTACCCGATTACACTGATATAAGCGGTCATCGTTCAACTACAACTACCCCGAGTCCCCCATTTGTCCCAACAGCGCACAAGGAAGTGTTACAGAATGACCGATGGGGAGGTCTTGGTGCATCGCATACTGGTGCATATCATTATCACCGGAAACGTAAAAAGCAACCGGTGTTGTCTTGTGGTATTATATGTTTTTTTGATGACGGGACAACTGAACATCTGGAATGTAATGTAAAAGTACTTCTCGTACGTCGGAAGGATAGTATGTCATATGTAGAGTTTATACGTGGTAAGTATAAACCAAGTGATCCACTGTATATTCGTTCACTTGTTCGTGGTATGACGGCCGAAGAGCATAACAAAATACTTACAATGTCATTTTACGATCTTTGGACTAATATGTGGGTGACCAAAACAATACAGTCTCATCGTCAAGAATATGATAAAAGTTATCGTCGATTTAAGGAATGCGTCGTAGATGTTCGTGAGTATATCAGGACGCTTCGCGATCCAAATGTAGACCCTGAGTGGACATTTCCAAAGGGACGACCATATTGCGGTGAACGCGATATTGATTGTGCGAAACGCGAGTTTGAAGAAGAGACTGGAATCGACAAGTCAAGATTACGTATATTTTCAACGATGCCACTCAAGGAGGTATATACCGGGACGAATGGTATAGTATATGAAACGCATTTTTTTATTGCGACGGTTGATGAAGAATCTCCATCTATAGAACCCACAAACAGACACCAGATAGAAGAAGTGAGTGATGTTGCGTGGATATCTCCTAGTGAGATACGTACGAAGATGAGAACGACATATTTGTCAAAAGAGATTGTATTGCGTGAGGCTATAGAACAGTTTTTGATGAAAACCTGATAGATGGAAACGGGGTCTGTATATTACATTCCACGTGTCACAGACACAGGAGAAGTCAGACGGGGTATTGTGTTAGAGTATTCCCCTGAGCCAGCTGATGGACCAGGTGGTCGCATTGTTGGGAGAGTATGGTTGGATATGTCTCGTAAGGCTGCTGCTAGGGCAAGTTTCTCCAATATAGGTCCTATACGGGGTCCTGTGATTAGAGAAAATGCGTTCGCAGTAAATCCATTGCAACCGGAAGAGGCATACCTGAATGCTGAACTTGCGGTCCTACTCGGGAAAACCCGCAAAAACTCCGACATTACGAGAGCAATCAAGCCTCCACGGCAGATATATCCCCATATTCGCCGGGGATTAAGGGGATATGATCGTGTGTCGGGGGTCCCATTTCGGCAGATTATATCGGTAATCAAGAAAATGAAAAAGAGGGTCCTGAAAAAGAAGGAAGAGCGAGATACCCTGAGGAGACTGAAACAGGTTCGGCGACAGATATACTGGATTGTACTTCTTGAGCGAATCAGTAATCTGGTGGATGACCGGTTGACAAAACGCATTCGTACCGAGATTGATAAGCCGGTGATTAGCGAGATTGAGAAATATGACGACGCGATACGCAAGACACTCCTTACATCATCGCGGTTGCGTCGCTTAATGACGCGGGGGGATTATGATGCGTCTACGAATCAAATACGCGAGGAGCCGGTGTCTGTTGAAGCTGAGGGGCCAACTCCTGGTAGGCCTCCAATCTCATTTGTTGGGAAAGAACCTGCTGCTATGCCTGTGATGCCGCCGATGGAAGAAGAGGGACCGGCGTCTATGCGCGTATCGGTACCAAGTGAGAGAGCAACTCTTGTTGATGATATTGATATCCCTATTGTTGGGGCGACTGTGTCGGTGGAAGCACCAGTTGAGGCACCAGTGGAAGCACCAGTAGAAGCACCAGTAGAAGCACCAGTAGAGGCACCAGTGGAAGCACCAGTCGAGGCACCAGTGGAAGCACCAGTAGAGGCACCAGTAGAGGCACCAGTAGAAGAGGAGCCAGTAGAGGCACCAGTAAAAGAGGAGCCAGTCGAAGAGGATGAAGAGCCAGTAGAGGAGGAGGAAGAGCCAGTCGAAGAGGAGGAAGAGCCAGTCGAAGAGGATGAAGAGCCAGTCGAAGAGGATGAAGAGCCAGTCGAAGAGGAGGAGGAAGAGCCAGTCGAAGAGGAGGAAGAGGAGGCAGCAGAGGAAGAGGAGGCAGCAGAGGAAGAGGAAGAGGAGGCAGAAGAAGAGGGTGAGGAGCCAGTGGTTCGTATTGCGTCAGACACCACAATGGCAGTCACACGTATACCAAGAGATCACGCATATATTCGTTCAATCTCATCGATACCTGAACTGCGCGAAAAGATGGCAAGCGCAAGGATGGAACATGAGCAAGACATTCTTGACCCAAAGAAGAAACGCATTCTTGAACTATACGAATGGTACGCATACATACGAGAGATGGGAGAGGATACAGAACGCATTGTTCCTCAAGAAGGTCAAGGGCGCGAACCACTTGAAGCAGGAGGGTTCCCTACAAGTGAGAACCCACAGTTACAAGGTGAAATCACAAAGAAATCAGAGTTCTGGGCATACCACGAGGAATCAGTTGTATCGGGTATACTTGATCGTCTCAGGGAACACGACCGCCCTGACAAACCATCATCGTCTTCCAATAAGTTCCAGTTACAGTCGCATCAAAGGTTTATTCCAAGATTCCTGTCAAAAGACACACCATACAATGAGTTGTTATTATACCACGGTGTCGGTACAGGTAAAACGTGTACGGCGGTACAAGTTGCTGAGATGTATCTAGTAGAAACTGGAGGTGAACGCAGACCAATCATTATCGCACCCGTATCGGTACAATCGGGATTCAAGAATGAAATATTTAGCCCAGCACCTCGTTCTGGTGTTCTTACACAACAATGTACCGGCGATTCGTACCTGAACGCAATCTCGTATACACCTGATATGAGAATACAAAGCGCACTCCGGAGAATCCAGTCATTGATTCGCATACGCTACGATTTCCACGGCTATAGGGGATTTGAACTGTTCTTTGAAAGGTCCATCATTAAGAAGGCAAAGAAGGCCCACCCAGATGATGTTGCTGCGCAGAGTAGAGATATTATAGAACATATCGAACGAATCTTCGGTGACCGTTTGATTATCATTGACGAAGTTCATAATATTCGAGACCCAGCTAATAACAAGAAGATCCGTCATTATCTAGACCTCATCGCAAGATATGCCCCTGGTACAAAACTGCTCCCAATGACTGCCACTCCTATGTACAATACGGATGATGAAATCATTACGATTTTAAATATTTTACGAGTAAACCGTGGCTTACCGCCTGTTCCTCGTGAACTAGTATTTGACGAAAAGGTGGGCATTATTGAACCAACGGGCGAAAAACTTCTTGCGATTGCTGCGAATGGATTTGTAAGTTATCTCAGGGGTGAAAATCCCCTTGATTTCCCGGCGAGAATCTCTCCGCACGAAGATATCCTAGAAGGACGCCCTCCCAGACCAACGATTACCGAGAAAGGGGTAGAGATTGACCCATACCCATTTCCTGACCATCGTGATATTCTTCCAATCGTAAGAGTTCCAATGAGGGAAGGTACTGTGATTGGTGACGCCTACAGAGACAAGATGGCGTACCTTGGAGAGGAAGACAGAAAACTCATCGCGGCAGGAGTATCTGTAACACTCATACAACAGGGGGTTGTTACATTCCCCGACGGTGAATCTGGTAAGGATGCGTTTATGAACACGTTTAGTGAAGTAAAAGATGAGCGGAGACGTAAATCGGGATTATTTACTGTGAAAAGGAAGGAAGGCATTGTAAAAGATGGAAATCTATTCCTAGATCTTACACGGGCAGATGAATATGCTCCTAAGATTAAAGAAGCAACCCAGGTGGCTCTTAGGGCGAATGGAATCGTGTTGATATTCACTGAAAACATATACGGGTCTGCGATTCCAATCGCGATGGCTTTGGAGCGCCAGGGCGCAACTCGGTATGGCGAAGCCCCACTTCTTCAAGTCGCCGGTGATATGTCGCCATCGCCACCGCCGTCGGGAATCAAATATACACTACTGACTGCAGACCAATCCTTGACAAAGAATATGGAAAAAACACTGAGAATCTTGAATGCGAAAGACAATATGCGCGGAGAACGCATTAAGATTGTAATCGCAACAAGAGCCGTGAGTGAAGGCGTGAACTTCCGTAACATTCGGGAAGTTCATATGATGGATTCATATTATCATATGTCATTGATTGATCAAGTAGTTGGACGGGCAATCCGTTTTAAATCACACGATATGCTTCCAAGAGAAGAACGGAATGTAACTGTATATGCTTGGTGTGTATCTTGGGGAGAAGGGCATTCGCAATATGGTACAGAAACCGTAGACGAGGAAATGTATCGACTTGCGGAAACTAAGTCGGTTCGCATCGGAAAGGTTTCACGGATTTTGAAGGAAACTGCTGTGGATTGTCACCTGATGCTTCCTAAGAACGACAGGTCAGGAGAACATTATTCTGGTACTCTCGTAATCAAGGATGCCCAAGGCAACACCCGTGAACATACATTCCAGGATACCCCTGGGTCACGTGAGTGTGATTATGAGACAGATTGTGCCATCCGTTGTGCTGTTCCGCTTACAGATGAAGAGGCGGGAAGCAATCTCGCGACAGAGTTCCTTGCGAGTGGTGCTGGTACTGATACAGAAATACAGGCTGCCATCCGAGATATAATGGTACGTAAGGCAGTTACAACACTTCCGGATTTGTTATACGCGGTTCGCGATGAGATTCCAGGTATAAGAACTTCAAGAGTAAGGAATACACTATCTGCGATGATACGAACTGAGTCACGAGTATTTCTCCCTGGTGGGTCTGTCGCGACGATTGAGTACCGTAGACAAGGAACAAACGAGGTGATTGCGTTGAGTCCTGCTGAAGTAACAGATTCATATGCCACATATGTCCAGCGTATATCACGTATTCCACGTAAATCAGTTGGATTCTGGGGAATCTCGGAACCAACTCCATCGGAAAAGAGTGCTGCGAAAGAAGCCCCGAAAGAGAATGGAGATGCTGCTGCATCTGCATCTGCCGCCGCTGCTGCCAAACCAGATGAAGAACTCGACTATGATACAATGTATGAATCGTTCATTCGAGACTTCAATGTTGCGTGGGGAAGAACAACTGGTCGAGATGGTATTCCAGATTCTAGAACGTTTGCTGATATTACCAAAGGATATACACAACAACGCAGGAATGAAATAAAACGTCTTGCAAAAGAACTAAAATCCATAAAAGTACCAGATACACCAGATATACTAGATAGAGACTCTAAAACGGAGAATGAACTTATGTATCTACATCGCATACAGAACATAGCAGACGAAAACGGTATCAGCACAATCCCATTCCGACTTGCATATGTTGGTAAAACAGTAAATCTTATACGAGAACATATACGAGGTATACCGGATTCTGTATGGGCAGCAATTGTCGCGGAAAATATCGAAATAGAGAACGAAGATAAAGATATTCGATACCCATATATGGCTGTTCCATCATTCCGTAGAGAGATACTTCTTCGGGTTGCTAGGCACGTCGAGACCCCGGGGGCAGAGGCAGAAGATGTTCTTCCCGGGTCATATACGAAGAGAGAGATTGAAACACTCTTATTTGATGCGTTCAAGGAAACGGGCGAGATTATATCCGGTGGTATTCGTTCGGCCGAAAGTGGATATCGTATAGTTACAATGAATGCCTCGGGAAATATTGACACGATTAAAGCATCTGATGGAACTATAGTACAGAGTGGAATCAAGCCATCGACTGTGACGCTAACACCAGGGTTACACAGTTCTCGGTCACAACCAACAAGTCAAAGTAGTATATCCCCAGATATTCCTCGAGGGATAATATTATTTTTTGTACAAGATTTTATGGAAGCAGCTCTCGGTAAAAAGGTATCAAAGATGATGGCGAAGGGTATTATGTGTAGAGGTAACGCCCATCCTACGCGATTCCGAAGGATTGCTGGATATTTAATGGATTACCTCGAAAGAGAACATTCCGATCTGGAGATTAGCGAAGAACTTCGTACAAGCATACTTCCCAAAGAGAATCGTGATAGTAATAAACTCCAAATATTCCATAAGAATCATTTGATGACATGTATGATTATTGAAGCAATCACGCGTCATATGAAAACATATCGCCCACCTCAACGTAGCGGTAGTCTCCGACCAAAATGAATTGACACCACATGTACATAACCATATAGAATCAATACACTGTAATAAGTATGCGTAAGACAGTTCGCGGAGAGATTTCGGTCCGGTACTTTATTGGGGATAACAACTCCAAAATCCTAAATCGACTGGCAGATGAGATTGAGGGTATTTGTGGGCCGGAAGGGTTTGTCCTACCAGGTACGACTCGATTTGTTAGTCGGAGTGCGCCGTATCTAGATAAAAATGAGAATGGTGGTATCACACGTGTTCTGGTACGATACGAAACAGACATCATAGTTATCCAGAGGGGTGATACAGTGAATGTGAGAGTTATTAACGTAAACCGTCTAGGTGCGATGACAACTTATAGTGAAGACGATACAGTAATCGCATCAGTTCTCCTTCCAAACGACCTTCAGGACGAAGGGATAGCCGAAGAACTATTTCACCGAGACCATATGATTCAGATTCAAATACTAGACCTCCGATTTGGGATTGGTTGGGATAAGATTACTGCTGTTGGGAAGGCGATTAGTGTATCCGAACATGATATGATTGATGAAATAACGGACGAGATTGCAACTGAGTCTGCAGGAAGGAGGGATGATACCGTGTCAACTGAATGGTAAATCATCTTAATACAAGGCGCGGTAAATGATAAAGATGCCACGTGGTTTTCCTGTAAAGAAGATGAAAGAGATACAGTCAAAAATCCAAGACATGGATGACAATAATCAGAAGGCTGTTCTTCGTATTATTCAGGAAGACAATATTATGTACACAGAAAATACAAATGGCGTATTTTTTGATATTATGACTCTACAAAAAGATACACTTGAAAAGATTATGAAACTGATAGAGTTCTGCGATAACTGTAATGAATATCTGAGCCAACGTGAAAAGGAACAGATAGATATTCGTCGAAATATTGAGGTATGTGAAGACAACACGCGAATGTAAATTGATACTAAGCGACTCTTACTGTATGATATTCATACAACAAGATGGCCATTGCTCGAATCCCTTCTCATACGATTGAGAGTATTGTCGATGTAGCAAAAGAGGTAACTGATGCGTATGTAATCCCAACACCGCCACTTGAACTAGTCACGGCAATACTTCGTGTTCAGGAAAGAGCCGAAAATATACCAGAAGAAGAAGAGGAACGAAACGAACGATTCTATATTGATGAAACGAATATGGTAGAACGTAGATTTCTAAAAGAGGCAACTGATACGTTTGAATCGACTCGCGATGTTGATGCATTTGCGAGCTCTGACTTATTCGAAAATCTCCTTGAATGTGCACTCGCACATCCTACTTTGAAAACACTAATGTCTTCGATTGCCACGAAACAGTTCCTATCAGGAGGTTCTGGAGATAGCGATGATAGTATGCTCATTATTGCCCCACAACTACGTGATGAGACAACGTTTGAAACTGGAAGACTACGGTATCAAAAAGAACACCCGAGTGAGAAATCACAAGATGCAGTTAGTGTTCTAGCGGATACATCCCAAGATGAATATAAGCGGGTAGAGAGTCTTGGGTTTCTTACTGGGAAAACATTCGTGATTGAAGATGAAAAAGGAACAGCTAGGATTGTTGGTCCATCCCCTCTTTGTGGCTCAGATTCTATATACTGGATGCGGGGAGTTGTAGACGGATGGCTTGGTATTACAATGACAGCTATAGATGCGGAAAAGAGGTTCAAAGATGCAGGTATTACGAGATACAACCCGGACCCCGAACAGAATGGGTCTCCCTTATTGAGGAATAAAAAGATTCGTGTATCGATTCTACGTGATGCATATGAATATCTAACGGGTGAGATTCCAGCAAAACTGAAGAAATCAGAGCTGATTCATAGTATTTCAGAGAAATGTCTATGGGGTATTCATATACCAGCAATAGCCTCTTTGATTTGAATGAATTGATACGACCTTATACGAGCAAGAGTTTTTTCATTAGTCATAGATGTCAAGCGGTAGCCTTACGGCAATCAACGATCTCTTCGCGTCGGATAAAGATGCGAACGATCGAGTGTTGCGTTTTAACGCAATGATTGATCGAGTTCTTAAAGAGAAAGACGGCTCTTCTAGGGGTGGTACTCCTGAGCTAGAGGCGATTCTGTATGGATTTGCTGGTCCTGGGCGCCAGGGTGTTACGATGACACAGTACCAGAGGATTCTCGGGTTTCTAAAGGCACGTGCTGCCCGTGAAAGCGAGGGAGAGCAGGTCTATATGAACATCCAGCCTCATGGTGGAAGGTCTATCCGTGCGGCTGTAATGGGAGATGCCGCAATCCGCGAGTATTGTGAGACGGATATGCTTCCAGATGATGCGACATATACCGAAAAGACCTTTATGAACCAGCGCGGGAAGCCTACAGGCGAACAGCGTAAGCAGGAGCGCGAGTCTGTATTTGATGCGACACTTGGATTCCGGGTGAATCTTAAGCGCGAAACCAATGTTGATTCTGTGGATGTCGCAGTACGAGAGATGATTCGGGGTTGGGAGCGTTCCCGTAAGACATATCGAGTGATCCAGCGTGAGTCATTCTCACTCGGTCCATTCCGCATTGACTGCTCGCGGGTACGCCAGTCTGACGGAAGGACTCTTGAAGATTCTGGTGTACTGGATGTACCGGTTGTATATGAGATTGAGATTGAGTTGATGAATGAGCGCATTGTTTCTGGCGTCACAAAGAAGAACCTGACTCGTCAGTTCCTGAAGGTCATTATGCGGTCTCTCCAGGTGCTTCGGGGGTCTTGGTTCCTGATGACACATACATTCAGGAATAACGTCCTTCGTGAATACGCGAGTCTAACAAAGCAATCTCCCCCGATGGTTGGGCGGAATGGCAAGGAGCGTCTTCCTTCATTCGTTGGACCGATGCCAATCACTCTTGAACGCAGTATGATTCCAAGGGTTCGGTCTGGGGAGTATACTGTTACTCAAAAGGCCGATGGAGAACGTGCGTTTATGATGATTGATTCCATGGGAAACACGACGTTTGTGTTCCGTACGATGGATGTAGAATCTACGGGTCTAGAAATCAAGGATGCTTCGGTTCATAAGACGATTCTTGATGGGGAAGTGATTACCCGGGGTGCCGATGGGACTCCTATTCATCCACCCCTGTATATGGTGTTTGATTGCTATATGGTCGGTGGCGAGGTGATTACGGGCCTGCCACTGGTCCATACGGAAGGAGACGAAGAGGAGGAATCGCGTCTTAGTGCGGCAGAGCGTGTTGTAGATGTGATTAGCACACCGGGGGCATACAGTGTTCGCTGGGGGGATGAGCGTCACGCTGTGCGGGTTGCTATGAAGCCATTCGTTATTATCCCGAATATCCACAATGAAGCATCTCGGGAACGTGCGGAGACGATGATTACCGAAATGATGGGGTCTGTGGTTCCGTACGAGACAGACGGCCTTGTATTTACACCTGCGAGTGAGCCTGTTCGCGGATATCGTGGGAAGGATTCTCTGGTACAGATTCGTGGCACCTGGTCTTCCGTGATGAAATGGAAGGCCCCGCAGGATAACACTGTGGATTTCTTGCTCCAACTTTCCAAGAAGACATCTGCGGATTCTGGTGCTGGTGAGGAGGCTGGTGTGGCTCTAGCGATGGGTGCCGGTGGTGTACGGGAAGGTACGCTGTATGTTCTCGGTGATGCGTATACTGATGATATGCTATTTGACCTCCAAGACGCACCTGATGACGAACTCCGTCGTAAGATTCGGGAGAGTGAAAACCAGGCGGTTCCTTTCCAGAGGGGGGCCAACAAAATCCAGCTGGAGACTACTGCCGAGGGTATCATCCTTGCCAAATCGGGTGAGATGGTAGTGGATGATACGATTGTAGAGTGTGCTTGGGACCCAGACCTTGTCAGTGTTGCGGATGAGGAGACTGGTGGCTGGGTGATTCGCAATGTTCGTTGGGACAAGACCGCTACATACAGGAGGAGTGGTGACCCGAGGGGTACAATGAACTCCGAGCGCACGGCAGCGAGTGTGTGGGTGACTGCGGTAGAGGACCCTGTACGCGTGGAAGACATCTGGGCGGAGGATGCTGTATTCGACGACGAACCGGATGGCGGAGGAGAAGATACTCGCGAAGGCTACTTCAATCGTCGAGGGAGCCGTGGTGATTCTCTCCTTGCGAGAATGACGGATTTCCATAATCTGGTTGTAAAGGCGTCGTTGCTTGCTCCTCGCGATAAGCGTGTTACTCGTGATGCTGTGATTGTAGACCTTGCGTGTGGTCAGGGAGGTGACATCCCGCGATTCCAGGCAACGGACGCTGCGTTTGTATTTGGGATGGATGTAGAGCCCGACAACCTCCTGAATCGTGAGCGTGGCGCCATTAAGAGGTACATTACCCGGCGGATGGATATGCTGAGTGGGGGGCGTCGTACAAAGTATGGGTCGGGGAAGATTGTACCTATGCGATTCGCTCTGGCTGATTGTGGGAAGGATTTGTTTGCGTCTGGCGATGATGTATTTGCTGCGATTGGCGATAAGAGTAAGGAGATTGTCCGTAGAACCCTAAGGGATATTGGTGGAAAATCAAGGGTTGCATCGTCGGCGGCAGCATCAAGAGCCGGTGATTACCGTGGGATGACCGTTGGGTCGGGGGCCGACCGTGTAACGTGTATGTTCGCAGTCCATTACTTCTTCCGTGATTCAACAACGGTAACAACATTCTTCCGTAATGTAACCCGTCTTCTTCGCCCGAGGAGCGATGAAGGTGCTCCACCGTGCTTTGTAGCGTGTTGCTTCGACGGTGACAAGGTAGAGGACCTTCTTCTTGCCGAGGGAGGGGAAGACCGCACCGTATCACGGTATGTGAAGACCGCGGATGAAACCAGTAAACTTGCGTGGAGTATTCGCGGTCGTTATGATATTGAAGATGCTCGTGCGGCTGCATCTGCTCCACGCGCGGGGAATGAGGGACTTGGTCTGCGAATCTCGGTATATATTGAAACAATCAACAAGGAACACGACGAGTATGTTGTAAGAGATGCGGAACTCCGTCGGCGGGCAGGTGAACACGGCTTGCGTATTGCGACAGATGAAGAGGCAGCATCGCTGGGATTCGCGCGGGGTACCGGCACCTTTGAGGAGATGTTCGTGGAAGCAGAGCGTGGGTCTCCAAGGGGGATTGGTAAGGCGATGAAAATGTTAGATCATGAGAAGGAGTTGAGTTTCTTGTACCGGTGGTTCGTTCTTGTACCTGCTGGTGAAGCAGAATAGATTCAACGTGAAGAAACGACCTATGGCATATTGACGTAGATGTATTCAGTGGACAACGATGGAGCCAGTAGTGTGTGATGAACTCTACAGGGAGTTAAACTCCTTAAAGAGACGCATAGACAATGAACCCGATAAATGGGAATATCGCAAACGTGCGATTAACCCCTATGAATGTGTTTTTTCTTCATTTGGAAGTCATTATTCGGAATCATACCGTAATATACGACATATTGATTCAGACTCAGAATGGAGAGTCGTACGTCAAAGAAAATCATCTACGAAAGATACCCCTTTCATAACACATAAACCCCCAATCAAGGCATCTGTATCAGCAGTTCATCCTATTAGCAGAGCATTCTTCAAGATGACGGAACTTAGTCATATGATTCGAAAGGATACACATCCTACATCGGTATCATTATTCACAGAACCAGTTCGCGTTCTTCATCTAGCAGAATCCCCCGGAGGATTTGTACAGTCTTGGAGATGGCACCGTGAAAAGGAAGGATTTATTGACGATGCTATGTGTGTTACGATTGAAAAACAAGCAGGACGAGACCCATGGGACCGTCTTCGTGAAGTGTCACGTGGATGGAAATATCCCCCTCATATGATCGTTGGCGACCTATTCGATGAGTCTATCCAAAAGAAGATTACAGAGAGATATTTGGACGATGGTGCTGCTCTAGTTACAGGTGATGGGGGATTCGACTTTAGCACAGATTATTGTTCGCAAGAGGAGCAAGCCACACCACTTATACTTGCTGAAATGATTGTCGGTATTCGGTCACTACGCAAAGACGGGGCGTTTATACTAAAAGTGTTTGATGTCGTCACATTACCGATGATCCAAATGTTATGGGTATTTTGGAGATGTTTTCGATCATTCCAGCTTGTGAAACCGAAGACAAGCAGGGCTTGTAACTCGGAACGATACATCGTTGCCCGAGGTTTTCGTGGTATAGATATGAATCTGATGCGGTTTCTACGTACATGTGATGCGATTTTACAGTCTGATGTGCGACCTATTCGTACTCTGTTTTCAACTGGTGTAAACTCTTCATGGGATACAATGGACGCATCATTCAAGACTGGTATTATAAACGTAGAACGTCATATGACTACACAGATACATACAATCAATGCAGCACTGCGGATTCATCCGGATGAATCCGAAGAGATAAGAAAACAAAGGGAAGTTAAATCTATCAAGATGGCACGAGCATGGTGCGAGTATTATGGTGTACCTATTGCACCTGGATATATCACCGTTTACCACCCGTCTTCGGATAAATATACCGTTCGGCAAGACTAATACCCATATCCTTTTCGGCATCTTCATCGCTGATTGCGTTCTGAATAACGCGGACCCGAAGATGAATCATTTGTCTCAACATACTCTGGTCACGATTGTCCCAGTGTTTAAACTTTCCTTCTTCAATCATTGCCCATAAGGTTGGTAGTTCATGATATAACATAGGAAACTCATCCTTTTGTGGAGTTATACTTCTCGGAAGTCTGAATAACTTGTTTATTTCTAACTGTATCGTATCCATGCGACTCACAGTATTTGTTTCTCTGTCACTACGATTAGGGTAAAAGTCACGCATTGTCATCCCACTCAGGTCTTCGGCGCGCAAACGAGTCGGGCGAACGTGTGGTTGGGATGTATTACCACTACCGTCACTTGATGCCATATTCTATTTTGACATATACGCTATAGATTAGTAGATAAACGTATGGCGGATAATACCATATTGGTTGGCAAAGTAGCGTTGCGTAATGCGGGGACAAGGTCTGGTATGAAGCGTTTTCGGTCACGTGTGAACAAGATTACAATCCAGGCCAACTCTCATATAGCAAAAACGAATATGTTCAACACACCAGGTGCTTCCGGTGAATCATTTGCTGTCCCTATGCCAGACCCAGCCAGTCTCGGGACTGTCGTATCTGGC